CTATTCTGAATAGGTCAATCAGTTTAACAGGAGCAATCGCATTTCTAAAGAGGGCTCTTCTAAAGAGTAGTAAACTTTATATAGTAGTAGTAATCTACCGTTAAACTTAAATAGAAGTATTCATAAATAGATAACTCTAATTCTATATTAATGAATGTATTCTCATAGTGACACATCGACAAAATGTGCAAGCTAAAACGAAAGGTTTATATACTATGTATGATATACACTATATTGTAGTTGATGGATACCGGATCCGGAGAGGTTCCCCGGTACCGGGCTTATTCCTATGGATCCGGTGTGACGTAAGCCCGAAAAAGCCCGGTAACAAGGATATCTAGGGAGGAAAAAAGGATGGTAGATGTAGAAAAGTTAGTTAATGAATATATGGACGCTAGAGGTAACCGACATATCCCAACAATGATCAGGGAAAACAAGTTATCAAAAACTGATGGACAAAAACTTATCCTCGGGATAGCTAAACGATTACAAACATGGACAATAAACCGATTCCATGATTACCAATTATCCTGGTTTGCGAAACGCATAACTCATCTATCTCATGTTGCGGAATCACTAGGGTACAAGGAGTTATCTAAAACTCTTTGTACAAAATATCGTGATCGTTGGATTCAAAAAGATCTTTGGAAGACTAGGGAGAAGATTCAAAAAGAAAAGCAACAAAAACAAAAATCTTCTAGAAAAGCCAAATCTTCAAAATCTAGCGTATCAGGAAAAGAGTTAACGGAGATATACAACGCTATTAAAGAAATGATAAAGAAGTTAGGAGGAACAATAGATGAATACAGTTAGGATTAATAATAACACCTCATTAGACCTAGATATCGCTACTGGAAGTATCAGAATTACTCAGGGGGATCATACAGTTATTCTAAATACCGATGATCTCTTCGAAATAGCGAAAGAGTATATGAAAGCATACTTCTTCTATTAGGTGTTGGCAATGAATACAGTTAGACATACTATTTATAAATACATCCTCTTTAATAAAGAGTATCCTGTTAGCGGGGCAATCCTCTTCCCTATTCTTTTATTTTTTTGAAAACATAAATAAATCTTAAATTTTTTTTATCTCTGGCTTGACTTAGCTATAATACCATACTAGAACGGAATGAGTTATTCCATACTAGAGCGTAAATGCCTCTTCTCTGTAGAAACAGGATAACTGAATTAATCTAAGACATTCAGTCAGAATTATTAATAAAACATTCTAGGATTTTGTCTAGTCTGAGAAAACTTCTTTATTAAATTGTTTCTGTCTTCTTGACATAATGCTTTCATGACATATGACAAAGGCTAGCATGATTTTACAACTTTTTATCTACATTTGGAATTGAGTATTTAAAGCCTTTCCCAGATATAGACTCTTTCCGAAAAGTATATAAAGGATGAACAAAATTTTTTGTCAATATATATATATGGGGAGAGGTGTGAAATTAGCAGGGTGCGTCGAAAGCTAGTGACGGGGCCCAGCTGTCAAGGCTGGGTGGTGGGCTTCTCCCTTTTCATTGAGGTGATGATATGAACGTGAATAAAATTGTGAAATACGGACTTCAGTCTATAGTTGAATTAATGAAAGATGAAGGGAAATCAGATGCTGAAATAGCTCGCTATATTTCAAATCAATATGGCAATAGATATCCGGAGTTAAAGAATATCTCTCGAATGTCTATAGCAAGATACTTTGAAGCTAAAGCGAGAGCAAAAATTCAAGAAAAGATTGAAGATAAAGGAGAGGAAGCTGTTGTCAAAGAAATCTATGAGGAATTCAGGAAAAAGATGAGAGCTCTTATTAGTAAAATGGAAGAGCGTGATAAACTCTTAGATGAATTAATAGATGAAGCGAAAGCAAATAAAGATTACGAATCTTTAATTGAATATATTAGAGAGCAACGAAATGATATTGAGATGATAAGACGCTCTTTAGTCTCTTTGATTCAGTATGCAGAGAAAGAATTCAAACCTATTATTCAAATAGATGTAAAGAAGGAAATAAACGTAAGAAATATGCTACTCTCTTTCTCAAATATTCTATGTCCTGAATGTAGAGCTAAGGTAGCAAAACAAATTCAGGAGGAATTATAATGACAGAGAATGGATATGATTGGAAGATAACAGCAAAGAAGTTTCTTATAGGACTTGGTTATACTCTTGGCATCTCTGCATTAGCTTATACAATTGATTTTTTGCAAATGACTGAATTCCCGCCTGAGTATGCATTCTGGACAGGTCTTCTACTCTCCATTCTCATTGCGGTGCAAAATTATTTAAAACACAGAGGAGATTGAGGCTTCATGACGGTTGGTGGAGGTGGTGAGGAAGACGATGTTATCTGTTCGAATTAATAGATATTTAAGTAAAAGGGAGGTCGTATGGAAGGAATAACTTGGGAAGGATTGGTAGCAAGATTCGGTGAGGCTATAGTTATACTGCTTGCAGTTGTAGGATTCCTCAAAGTCATCGCACCAGTCTTTAACATATAAGCTATCTAGAACCACTCTAAATAGTAAATATGTATTGATGTAATCTCTTTCCATTGATTTAACATGCTTCAGGAATACAAACAATTACTCTATTATGCAAATGATGTTAAGGCATTCCTTGAAGATATCATCGGTGTTGAAGTTAAGGAATTTCATGAAGAATGGCTAGATGCCTTTGAGAAATATGACTTCTTGGTTTTGTTAGCTCCGAGAGGTCATGGTAAGACGACCATTATTGGTGGATATATCACTTGGCGTATTGTAAGGAACCCCAATATTCGAATATTAATCGTTACAATAAACCAGAACAAAGCAAATGAGATGATGTCATTTATTCAACATCATTTAGAAAATAACTCTAAGCTCATCGAAATATTTGGTGAACAAAAAGGAACAGGCGAATGGTCCCGTTTTCAGATAAGGGTTAAGCGATGGGGAGTAACTGGTTTAGCCCATAAAGAGCCAACTCTTACGGCATTAGGAGTTGATTCTAAAATGATTAGTGGCCATTATGATTTGATAATCCTTGACGATGTGGTTGATTACCAAAACTCTAGAACTGAACACAGGAGAAAGGAATTAGAAGAGTGGTTCTCTACAACTCTCTTTCCAATGCTACTGCCAAATGGCAAAATCATCGATGTAGGCACTCGGTGGCATGAGGGAGATTTGCATTCTTGGTTAATGAAAAAAGACCTATTCAAACATAAAATCTATAAAGCTATTATATCCGATGAAAAGAAAGAGGTTCTTTGGCCGGAGAGATTCTCATATGAAACTCTTTGTGAAATCAGAAAGCACATAGGTCATACTCGATTTGCTATGCAATATCAAAATGAGATTGTCGCTCGTGATGATGCATTTATTAAATATGATTGGATTAAATACTTCGATGAAACCCCGCCAAATCTTCGATACTTCCAAGGAGTTGATATGTCTGCGGGTGGAGATTATTTTGTTATTATTACTATTGGAATATCTGAATCCGGCGACATCTATGTGGTTGATATGGTTAGAACCAAAGCAACTTTGTTCAGGCAGTTCGATTTGATTAAAGCATCTGCAGCCAAATGGAATCCGATTAGGATTGGTGTTGAATCAAATGCTATGCAAAAGCTATTTACAGATGAATTGAAGAGAGAGACTACACTACCAATCGTGGAGATTAAAACATCGAAAGATAAAGTATCTCGTGTTGAGCAGCTCTCCGTTCTATTCGAGACAGGACGAGTTTATCTCTCGGAAAAATATCCTGAGTTAGTTGATGAATTGATTTTATTTCCTAGAGCCGCTCATGATGATACTGTTGATGCCTTGTCTTTTGCAATTCAAGCATCCCGAGAAAAATCTTATAATTGGGATGAGATGTTCTCAATACTAAATCTAAATAAAGCCTTCCAAGTGCAAAAAATTTAGGAGGTGAAATATGGAGCGAATATTTATAGGCGATAAGAATATCGGAGTGTACGTTACTGCCTGTCTTACGGCTCTTCAAAAGAGCAACGAAATTCATATATCCGCAAGAGGCAGACATATTAAGAAAGCTGTGGATGTCGAGGAGATTGTTAGACGATATAATCCTGAAGCAAAAGTTGAGGTTAAACTTTCTTCAGAAGAATTTAACGACCGTCATGTATCGTTAATTGATATTATAATGAGAATAGAATGAGTTTATTCAGACGTTTGTTTAAACCTAATTCGTATTTTCTCGATGATGAGGGTAATCCAAGAACTATAGTAGCTTCTAATGATGGTGAGTTAGCTTCTTTATTCTCATCATCTACAGAAAGAAACTCTGCTCAACTTGAGAATCTCTGGAAATATTATATAGGTGAGGGTACTGTATTTGCTTCTATTAATTATACAGCGTGGAATACAGTTATGGCCGGATATGATATTCTAACAGATGATGACAGAATCAAGATGGTTGTCGAGGAATTTCGGAACAGAACTAATCTTGATGAGATTCTATTAAATGCAGTCACATTTTGCCTTGTATTCGGAGATGCATTTATAGAGAAAATATTCAACAAGTCAGGTAAAAAGCTGGTTAATCTTAAGGTGATTAATCCAATTACTATGGAAATTATCTGGGATAAGTACGGAAGAATCACGGGGTATAGACAGACTATTAACGGACGCAAAGGCGATATCATTGAACCTAAATATATTGCTCATTTTAGATTCTTCCCTGATCCTTCAACTCCCTATGGCGTTTCTCTAATTACTCCTTCTATTGATACTCTTAAACGTAAAGTTCGAACTGATACTGCAATTGCTTCAGCTATTATTCGTCATGGCATGCCAAGATACATTATTACTGTTGGTAACGAAAAAATTGATGCTCCCATTCCAGAGAAAGTTATTGATAAAATTAAATCCGAACTAAAGAACATAACTGAAAAGACAGAAATTATAGTGCCATGGACAGTTAAAATAGACACAATAGATGAAAAAGGCATTAAGGGAGTTGAGGAATACTTCAATTACTTCCAGTCTCAGCTAGTAACTGGTTTGATGTGCCCAGAAGAGGCATTAGGTTTGGGTAAAGGCCCCCTAACACCAGATATGGAAATTTTCGTTAAAGGTAAGGGCTTTGTTCCGATAACAGAAGTTTCGGAGGGCGATGAAATTTTAACCTATAATGCAGATAAGAATGAACTTGAATTCCAGAAAAATCTAAAGAATTGGAGATATTATATTAATGAACCAATATATCATTTTAAAGGTCAAACATACGATATAAAATGCACTGGCGATCATAGGATGTATATTCGACGACAACATCACAAGGATTTCGAGGTGGTAACTGCTGATTCATTACCATCACGATTCGAGCTTATGGTTGGTGGTTTTAACTGGGAGGGTCAAGACCTCGAAGAGTTCGTTCTTCCTGCAGTAGAGAAATATGTAGGCGACAGATGGCATAATTCGAAGATAAAAGTTGGGGAATACTCTGAGAAACGATTTGATATTGATGATTGGTTGGAATTCTTTGGTTACTTCCTATCTGAAGGTAGTACTGTTGCTGATTCGAAGGAAGGATATGAAGTAAAAATTAAACAATGTTCTCAGAATGGATTAGACATAATAGAATCAGTAGTTAAACGCTTAGGATTCAAATACTCGAGATATGACGATTCTATTAGAATATTCGATAAGCAACTAGCTGTATATCTCCATCAATTTGGTAAATCATACGAGAGGTATATCCCAGACTGGATAAAGAATTTACCACCCAAACGTCTTAAAGTTCTTTATGATGCCTTAATGTTTGGTGATGGTAGTGGGAAAAACTTTTTTACATCATCAAAACATCTCGCCGATGATGTTCAAGAGATTCTTTTAAAGATGGGATATGGATCAACAGTCTATACCAGAGACAGAATAAATCAACCAGTCATAATTAATGGCGAACGAGTCGGCACAACGAGACATTTACAATACGTCGTTACGAGAAATGAGCATAATCTCACACCTGAGGTTTGTATTAAAACTACTTCACATCACCCTTCGACTTTAGCTCTTGAAGATTATTCAGGATGGGTTTATTGCGTAACAGTTCCGAATGGCTTAATATTAACCAGACACAATGGCAAAGTATCAGTTGTTGGTAATTCAACAGAAGCTGTAGCTTACGTTAAGGCTCTTCTATATGAGAGAATGATAAAAGCATTTCAGCTCAGACTAAAGACTTTCCTTCTCAACGAGATATTCAAGCCTCTTCTTGAAGGTGAAGGACTTGATTCATCCAAATTGAATATCGTCTGGCGTTCGGTAACTGATGAGGATGAAGCAATGAAGGCTAAGTGGCTAGGTAATTTACTAAGAGGCTTTAGAGATAAGCCATTCCCATTTACTATTAATGAAATACGAAGCATGTTTGGGTTTGAGCCAATCGATGAGGAGGAGCTAAATGACGAAGCGTAAGCGTTTTTTCAACATTGAATTTAAGTATGCTTCTCGAGAGATATCAAAATCGACAAACGCTCGAATTTATAGAGGAGCAGTTATTTTAACTCCCGGCAAATATGCAGATAGCTCAACAAATGATTGGGTAATATGGCCAGAAGATATATTATCCAAATACGCCTCTAACTGGTCTACTCGATATCTGAACATCGATCACTCCACTTCAGTAGTTCATCGAATTGGTTATGTTGAAAACCCTCGCTGGGAGGATAATGCTGTCAAAGCTGATTTGTATATCTTTCCTTATACTTTTGTAGCAAGAGATACAATTTCTTTAATCGATAACGGCTTAATAAATCATCTATCTGCCGAAGTTATAACGACTGACGAATGGGATTACAAAGAGAAAGCCATAAGAGTGACAGAAGCTGAATTTTTCGGTTGTGCTGTCGTGACTAATCCAGCTTGTCAGGAGTCTAAAATTCGATGAGGGATGAAAAAATATTCGTGGAAGGTTGCCCATTCTGTGAAATGATTAAAAATAAAAAATTCAACACTAAGCTATACTACCCACCTCTTGATATTCTTGATTCTCGAACTTTAATCATCATTGATTCTCCATTTAATGGGAAACCAATTGCTGTAGCTACTGAACATATTCCATCATTATCGAAAACAGAATGGGGCTATATGTTATATCACGCTAGAAGACTATTCGGTCAGGGAGTTTATCTTAGAAAGCCAAAAGACCACTATGAAGAACACTTTCATTGTGAAATCACTCATGTTAATGTAAATCCTAAGAGTCTGCCAGATTATAGATATGCTAAAGATAACAGCACTGGGTAATTGGGCTTCTTACGGCCTTAAAGGTAAGAAACATTTTTCTCTATTAATCGAAAGAAAAAATAAACGAATTTGGATTGACCCCGCTGTTAAATTCGATGAGCCAGTTGATTTTATATTAGTATCATCACCAGATGAGGATCACTGGCTATATCTTGAGCGATATCTCAAAAAATTCCCAAAGACTCCAGTATATGCTCTAGAATCAATCGCCTCAGATTTGAGATTGTATCTGCCAGATTTTAAGAAAAATATTCGTTCTGTAGTAAGACCGCTTAAACTTAGTGGCCTTCCGATTAAATTTATGTCAATTCCAGAAATGGTAGGAAAACCTGCATCCGGTTTTAAACTTGGTTCCGGAAAGAAAGCTATAGTTATAATCCCGGAGTTTCAGAAATTAGGGAAAGATGAAAAGGAATTAATGCAAGGAACAATCTGGATTATTGGAGTTGGTGAATACGAAAAGCCGAAATCCAAAGATCATAAAGCTACCTTTAAAGAACTAATGGAGATAGCTGATGAATTAAAACCAAAAGCCATATATTTGACCAATTACAGAAGCTCTTTGCTTAGACATAAGAGGAAAGTTGAATCAGAGTTAGCTAAATTCAATGGTCGGCTCCTTAAGGATGGCGATACACTAGAGTTCAATCTCAGAGAGCTATCGATTATGAAGACGGATGGTCTATATCTTGTTAAGCCACATGCTGGCCTTATTGATATAGGTGCTAAATCTATAGTCTTAAAGCAAAGAAAATTTGATATCACCAATAAAGAATTTGTATTATGCGATAATGAATACGCCTATGGTAATATAATTCTGTCTGAGCCATTTACGATTGATACTGACGAGAAATTCCTCAGATTTGCTCCAGAACATCTGGTATCAAAGCAAGAATTTGAGAAATGGAACTGGCAACTGCCTATATACGCCTATAGAGTAAAGGAATATCATCCATTTAGAGAGAAAAAGCGACTTAAATTACCTGTAGGCATTCAGACATTTGTCAAAGATATTGAACAATATTATATCACTCAGAAACTTCATCTCGATGAGTTTCGTAGTGAAGGAGTAGATTATGATATAAAAAATCCTAAAGAGCATTGGAAGGAATTAATAGCTGATTTACGTTATCTTGGAAATAGTGGTTACCCCAGATTGTCTGCAGGTAAAGAATGGGGCGACTGGACTTTGACTGATGTATTTAGGTATTTTGCTAAAATTGTTGATGCTCTTCGCTCTGTTTACTTTCCGATTATCCCACCATCCAAACCAAAACTATATGAGGAATACTATGGTAAGAGTGCAGCTAAAGCTAAGAAATCATCATTCTGGAAATGTTATGAGAAATCCAAACCATATATGAAATCTAAACCACCAAAAAACATCAATGAAGCTAGAGAATGGGATAAGAAACGTAAATCTATAATCAAGAAATCTATAGCTAAATATACCCTCAAGCAAATATATTCTGGCGATGCAATTAAGTATAATCTTTCTATTTTTGAGAAAAGATTACCATATATATCTATTCTTACTAAGCAATGTCCTCTAAGACACAGCCAAATCTGTGATGTTTCCTATGAGCTTAATCCTTTATGGTTTGATTATTCTGGTTTAATTCATAAAGACATAACAAATTCTGTGAATGGTGTTGCTTCTCTAGAGGCTATTCACAATTGCTTTGTTGATGAAACCAGTGTAATTCAGTCGGCATACGAACTGAAAGATGTTCTTATTAAGCTTAATCATGATACCTTCGAAATTGAGGCTATAGAAAAAACATCTCTTAAACCAGGATACTATTCTAAAGCTAAGCCTTATTATAGAATGTATCTTAATGAAATTGAGGACAATATTAAAGCAATTGGTTGGGATGAAAAGAAGCTTTTAGTTGATTGTAAATGGGATGGGCTTAGAATGACTGTAGGAAAAATAAATGGGCAAGGATTTGCTTTTGTCGACCCTGAAAATCTCAAAGAGAAAAGTCCTAACGTCTCAAAAAGAATCCCGGCTATAATAAAAGAAATGGAGAAATCATTCCCAGATAACACTATACTCGATGCTGAATTCTTAGCATTACATCCCAATAAGAAAGAGATGCTTCATAGAACCGATGCTAACTCTATACTTAACTCTAATATGTCAGGCAAGGAACTGGAAGATTATGCTATTATAGCAGTGTTCGATGTATTATTCTATGATGGCCTTGATATACGAGACCAACCCCTTCATGAAAGGCTTGAATATCTATCTCGACTTAAAGAAACTAAACACATCTGGATAGAGAGAATATCAACTAAATTTCCAGCTAAAGCCGATGGCTTTATAATCAATGGCTCTCAAGCCTCCATTATTCCGAAAATAGCTGAATATCTAAGACATGCTAAGAGTGGAAGGCCGAAATTTTGTGCAGAGGGCGTGATGATTAAATGTTTAGATGGCATTTATGAGTATCCTCAGAACCACTCTTGGGCTAAGTGCAAATTTTATTCCGAAATTGATTTAAGGGTAATCGATAAAAAGAAAGTTAAGGGCACGAAAAATGTTTATAATTACTATCTAGGATACGATACCCCAAGAGATTATGCTAAAGCATATCTTTCCATGACAACTAAGGATTGGTATGGTAAAGTATATGCATTCAAGAATGGGAAAGTTATTGCTAATGGAAAGGATTGTCTGGATTATTTAGACGATAAAGGGGTTATATTTGTAACTAAGATGGGTAAATCTGACAATGCTAAAGAGAAAGTTCCTGTTAAAATCGGCGATATTCTTAGAATAGCTGCTGAAGAAGTCTTGAAGTTTGATAATGACAAATTCCCAGAGTATCCTAGGTATTCATTCTATATTGGTAGAGTGTTAGAGCCTATTCCTGAGAAGCATGTAACTGATGGAATCAATGTCATTGATAAATTATCATCATTTGAGCCCCAGCGTATTCCACTTGAGGAGCTGAGACATATTAAGGAATCAGATGTTTCTATTATGAAAGATGAAGATGGTAATTATGCCAGAATCATCAGAATTAGATAATTTACTTATGACTATTCAGGAAACTGAAAGAAATATTGAGATGATAAGCCAGCAGATACTGGAATTAGAGCGTGAACGTGACGAGATGTTAAGAACCCTAGAAGATTTGTATCAGGAGCTCGATGAATATGACGCTATGGGTGCAGGCAAATAGCGGCGATCTTTCTTCAATGACTTGGTATAGAGGGGACAATATTGAGTGGGATGTAAATTATCTCTGGCCATTCAATCAGAAAGGGAGTAATAAAGGGTATGTGGAAATAAGGTCATCATCTAAACCTCTTTATATCAAATTCACTCCTGCCAATGCTGTCAATCTTAAAGGGGTTATTCTGGCAGTGCATGCCGGATCAAGTTCAAGGGATTATAACGATGATATTGTGATAGAATTGCAGGAATCAACAGATGGAGGTTCTACTTGGAACACTGTCAGAAGCAAAACAATTAACTTCCCGAACGATGTCAACGCCGGTGCTGTAAAGCAATATGGAAAATACATAATTGATGTTAGATTTGACACTTCCTATCCTTTGAATACTTCTTATCAATACAGGTTTAAAATTTATCGATTGAATGGTTCTAGTCTTTACTTGTTGCTCAGCAAAAATACATCTTGGAGTTCATGGCAATCAGATGTCAGTAACTATGCTTTCAGAATAATTTACTCAGACACAACTGGTACTCCGACATCATCAGACATTTTTGTTATTACTGACGAGCTGGTGATAGATCAGGACTGGACTGTTGGTTACGTGACCATACCTACTTCACCTTCAAAAGATAGGCTAGATAGTTACAACAACAAAGGGAGTTTGTGGATAACTTCAATAGGGAGATTGTATGTTCCCTCAAGCATAACTTCTGATATTACAGTTGAAATAAAAGGGAGAATGTATGTATCTGGTGGGGACAGAGTTGCTTGGCAGATTGGCGATAGTGAAGAAAATCCAATTCCAGCTGATAAAACTGTCAACTGGTTTTTCAATTGCGAAGGGACGAGCAGAAGAGCGGGGATATATGCTTACCGTTCCTCTTGGATGAAAATTGAGCATTACGGATCTCCCATTGAGAAATGGTATGCTGTTTTGAAGTACGATGCGTCTGCTGGTAGCAATCAAATTGTTGTGGAAGGAGATGTTACAGCTGAGTGGAAAGTTGGAGACAGGATAAGAATTGGAGGAGCAAAGTATTCTGCGACGAGACATTACAATGATTATTCCCGGGATCATAAATATTATGAAATTTCTGCTTTGTCTTACGATGCGGGAAATGATGAAACGACGATCACTCTTACATCTAATTTATCTTACCCGAGGGATGCTGGTGGTAGGGTTCTGTTGGTACGGAGAAATGTTTTAATTCATGGTGATGAAATTTCTTCTACAGATTCTCGTGCAGATACATACATTTATTACATGAGATGGTGGAGAGCGTATTGGGTTAGATATTCTTATATGCGTTATCCTGCCTACTTTGAAGGGTTTAATCCAAAAATCCCCATTTCAGAATACCCACATACAGACATTTTGAAGGGAGTATTGGTGGATAATTGTAAGTATTTTTATATAAGAAGTAGAAGAAACGGACATCTGGAAAAAGTTGCAATTTGTGACAGTAAAACTTCCTCCTGGAGTTGGGGAGAAGGCAGTTACATTCTTTACAAAAGCAAAGGATTTACAATCACTGAAGTTGTTGGAATTGTCGAGTACTATACAGTTCAGTTTTCCCAGTCAAACGAGAACACACTCTCTGACTTCTGGATACAGGGACAGTTTGGGCTTTACTTCTATCTTTCATCCAAAAACATAGCGTACAACGGGACAATCTTCAATACAAGGTATGGTATTTTTCTTTCTGGAAGCAGTGACAACGAGATTTACAATGTAGAGATGAAAAACATTTACTATGACAGCAACAGTTCAGCAACCACTCAGACACTTCAAGGTTGCTTCTACTATGCTGGTGATATAATTTCGCAGAACAATTACATCCATGATATCACGATTGAAAACGCTTTTACTCTTTTCCAGATTGACATAGACGATGGTTGCACAGACTGGTATCACAATATAGTGTATACAAACATAACCACTGAAGTGTATACTGTTTATAGAGAAGACTGGTTGGATGCAACAAGGATAAGATTTACAAAGAGAAATGGAATTGAAAATAACGACTGGATCATTTACAAGTATGGAGCAGTTCATAGGACTGGAAACTATACCGGAGCGGACGACGCCACTTACCGTTCCGCAGGAGGGTATAACTATGCCTTACGATTGGAGCCACAGGTCTCTGGCGAGGACTTCGATTCCTACACGATTACTCTGACTGGTTGCAAGACCAACAAGCCCGTGTATTATCTGGGATACATTTATGTGAGTTCAAACTATTTCGCTGGAACAGATGTCTCCGCTCCTGAAATTTACCTTTCGGGTTTGGGAATCGACTACACTTCAGAACCTACCGCCAAGTGGACGCATCCTGGAAGTTCCTACGCCGACCAATGGATACCCTTCATAGTGGTAGGGACTCCGACATCGGACGGGAACGCTACGATTCACATCAAGGTGAAATCGGACGGGACGAATCCCTATGTCTACATCGATGATGACAGTTACTCGTGGCCAGAGAGCGTAGACTACAGGAGTCACGAGGTTTGGATAAATGGGCAACCCGCGAACCCACCTGCTGTGTTCCCAGTCATAACTTCACTCGAAATCTGGAGTCAGGCAATCACGGCCCTGTCCGAGACTTCGACAATAGGAAGGCTACTGACTGAGCACACGGGAATAGTGACGCCGAGATACAAGCATATCAAAGTGAACGCAACGGAGAGGATAATATACTCGATGGAGGCGGAGAATCCGCACACGGTTAGGATAAACATATACAAGCAGGATGGGACATCCGTAGTGACGGGAGCGGACATGACGAAAATCGGTAGCACAAGATATTATTACTATGACTGGACGCCTACAGAATCTGGGCTTTACATAATTGAGTGTTATGTTGAAAACTATGTCACCAAGGACTCTGTTATTGTGAATGTTTTAAATGAAGACGACTGGTATTCAACACACTCGGAGGTTGCAAACATTCCAAGCCAGGTGGACACACAGTTAAGCGGAACACATGGAAACGGTGGCTGGGAAGGCACAAGCCCGGCCGATGTCTGGTCTTATGCAACTAGAACATTAACCTCACTATCAGGCCAACCAGCACAGGACATTGATGATAAACTTTCCTCTACTCACGGTTCAGGCAGTTGGGAAGGCACTTCTCCTGCTGATGTTTGGAGTTATTCAAACAGAACGCTCACATCTCTTGCTGGTCAACCAGCTCAAGATATTGATGATAAGCTATCACTTAGTCATGGTTCAGGTGCTTGGACAGGTAGCACGCCTTCTGATATTTGGAATTATTCTTCCCGAACTCTTACTTCTCTTTCGGGCCAGCCAGCTCAAGATATAGACGCTCAATTATCTTCTACTCACGGAAGTGGAAGTTGGTCTGGTACCACTCCAGAGGAGATAGACAATTACCTAACGACTAAACACGGCTCTGGCTCTTGGCAAACTGGTGGTGGTGGAGGGGTCGGAACATCCACATTCCTTCAGTGGATTAAGAAGTTACAAAAGCAGATGTCTGAATTAGATGAGAAACTTAGCTCATTGATTGAAGAATCAACATTCGAAAGAAAGAAGCATATTAATAGTGAAGTTAATAATCTGAAAGAAATGATTAGGCTTGCTGTCACTGACTTGAAGAATTCAATTAATGAGAATAATATTCACGACGACATAAAGCATATAGAGAGGTCATTGTCAGCTATCATAACAGATTTAGAGCGTATAAAATTAGCATCTAATGATTCAACTATTAATGATAAACTTGATGATGTAATTAAGCTGTGTGTTAAGATGCTGCCTGATGAGAAGCTTGAGGAATTAACAAATGGATTTAAAGACTGAATTACTTACTGAATATAATAAGCGTAAAGCTGAACTTGAAAATAAAATCAAAGAATTAGAGTCAGCTCTTAAGTCTAAAGAGAATGAGCTAAAGAAAACCGAAGAAGAATTTAAGAATGAGATTCTTTCCTATAAAGAGCGAATCAACGAACTAGAAACAAAAGCAAAGACGCTCACAAATGCACTGAGTAAAGAGTTATATTTGGTTGAGCATGATGATGGCACCGTAAAACTTCAGAATTCAATTAATAATCTCCAGCCACTTACTATCTATGATGAAACAGAGTTATATCATTCTACTGAATTCCCAAATACATGGAAACGACATCTAAAGAAAGCTATCACAAAAGAAGATGTTTGCTCTTGGGTTGAGAAACACAGAATTCCAGAAGATATCTATAAGGAACTCAGACAAGAGATGAAACCTCTTCCAAAGATATGTTATGTCAACTATGATGAAGCAGATAGAGCTTGGGCTCAGATGCATATAAGAGGACTAGAACCAGATGATGTCAAAAAATATAAATTAGGCAAGATATCATTTGAGGATTTAGTAGATGGTCATAGCATACATTTGGACTGGAGGCTTAAATTTAAAAACGCATTCGTTCAATGGGTGATTACTCAGGATCACGTCAAAGATTACTTTGATACTATTATTGGAAGAACAGACGAGAAAACAGGTAATGTGAGTAAAGGGCTCGCTATAGTCAAGCCCAGCGGAGAAGAGCCAGAACGTGTGGTTAAAGCTGAGAAGAAAGAACCAATACTTACAAGAGAAGATGCTAAATTAATCAAGCAATATGTCTTATTTGATAAGTCTTATATGATTCCTCCTGGAGAGGTTGGATGTGTCGCTGCTCATGATTTAGTGTTGACTCCTGAAGGCTATAAATTTGTCGATGAGCTCAAAGAAGGAGATTTAGTTTATACTGGATGCGGTAGATTCCGACCAATCCTAAAAATCTGGGATAGAGGAATTGTTCATAACCGATTTTCTCTAACACCTATGTTTGGCTTCAAAACTATATATTATCATCACAATATTTATACTAAAGATGGTTTGAAAGAATCAGAAACAATAACCCAAAACGATAAATTGTTATTGCCTAAGCCTCACCTAGAAGAGAAAGAATACCCAAGGGAGATTATACTCACTATCGAGCCAGGATACGAGAAGAAAATAGCTGTCGAGGAAGATTTCATGTTCTTCTTAGGTTTCTTTGCTGGCGACGGGTCGGTATTAAACCACGACAAAGGTCAGATATCTCTTGACTGTGCTAACGAAGATGAAGCAGATTGCCTTGAATTTTTGGTGAAATCAATATTCGGAATTTCTCATGTTACAAGGATAGTTAATCCGAACGGAAATTATATATCGCTAAGATTTATAGATCGTGGTCTTGCTCATTGGCTTTGTAATAATTGTTATGTTCACTACGGAGGTAGAAAGCATAAGATTCTTCCTCAATGGATTTACTATCTTCCTGATGCTTTGAAATGTAAGCTCCTAGATGGTCTCATCCAAAGTGATGGCTATGTAAATCATAGGAGAATTCAGTATGCTACAGAATCTAGAAGACTCGCTGGTCAAATCTTCTTGCTTCTACTTACATTAGGCGAGTTGCCGTCTATAAAAAGCTATATGAAGGACTCTCGATATAAAATATATAATATAAGCTGGCCACTTAAACGAGAGAAGAAGCCTAGATTAGTAGATGAGGATGATAGATACTACTATATTCCTGTTCTAAGAACAGAGAAAGAACATGGAGGTTCAATTCATATCTACGATATCGCTGTTGCCGATGATCATAATTTTGTAGTCTTAAATCATTTAGTTAAAAACTCTACACCATATAAATGGGCATACATGTGTGCTATATGGCTTGGCTCTGTTAAAGCTGGAGTTCAGCGTGAGGACAACCATGAATACTTCTCTTATCCATCAGAATCACTTCCTAATAAAAACAAAGAGCTGTTTAATGGCAGGTTCATAATCAGAGCATTCAAGGCTGGAAAGGATAAAAGATGGTGGGTTTGGAAAGCAATAGATGACCCTTATCCAATGGATTCTATTATGCATGCTGATACAGGACACTATTGGCCAATTCCTGCTGGGAAGCTTGAGAAATTTGGTAGAGAAGCTTATAGAGCAGAATCTATTAAGAAATTCAAGCAATCTCTGAAATGTTAATGTTAATATACCTTCAGTTTTATGAATGGCGTTGATAGACAGATTAAACTAATAGAGGAAATATTTGAGAAGATATTTGGTCGTTGATACTTATGGAAGACCTGAGACTAATGCTTGGGGAGATTATCTCCACACTGAAGAGTCTAAATAAAAATGATGACGAGCTATTAAAGCGTATAGAGCGACTAGAATCAATCACAACTGAATTATCAAGGGAACTGGCTTATCTTGATGGTAAATTCAAACTGTTATTCTGGTTTGTTGGAGCTGTCTTGTTTGGTCTTGTATTCCTCTTAGTAAAGTATTTCCTGATGATAGCATGATGGACTTACCTGAAATAATTAAGCTCACTAGAAAAGGAGAACTTGCTCAAGTCCCACCATCTGGTAGATTGACAGGCAAGAGATTTAAGCTTGATGACATATTATCTAAATTTAAAGACTTTTATATCATGAAACCGTTTATATCTCTAGTTGGTTCTACTGTCGTTCATGGAGAGGGTAATGATATAGATTTAGTCATTGAAGGAGCTAGTTTACCTCCAGAAATTAGGGAGGCGATTGACTTTAGATTATTCAGACAAATGGCTGGGGAATTTGGCATACCATATGACGATACTCCTTTATATCTTCAATTACACTACAAATCCACCAAACCTTATACCTCTTATATTCCTCTGTATGCTCTTAAAGTTGAACGAATAAACCCACCTAAAACAATTCAGATGTCCCATCCATTCAAAATGTATGGCAATCTCAAGATAGTAAGTAAAGCTGAAAAAGAAGGAGGCAAGAGAATAATAGCAGGTTATGCTAATGTGGCTATTCCTGATAAATCGAATGATTTGATTACTCTAGAGGCTCTTAAAGAGGGAATTCAAACGTTATTATCTGATCCATCTTATGCTAACCTAATGGTGGTTCATAGGAATATCCAAATAGGAAAGATATTGCCTGAATATAACGGATTCACAACTCACGTCGACGATAAAGGATTGTTCATAGTTGCAGAAATAAGAAGTGATTTGAAGATTGCTAATGAGGTGTGGGAAAAGATTTTATCAGGTGAATATAATGGCTTTTCAATAGCAGCTGAAGTGTTATCTTCTAAATATGTTTGCGATGGGAAAGTTTGCCATAATGTAATAGATAAGTTAAATATATTTGAGGTATCTGTTTGTAAACTTCCTGTTAATCCAAAATCAGGTTTTATAATCTTGTCTAAATGTAATAAATGTGAAGACATAGCATAGAGGTATATGACAGAATATGAGGATGTTGAGCCAACAGAGGTAGAAACCATCGAAGAGAGCAACGAAGATAATTCCGTTGAACTTAAACTAGAAGCTCTCGAACGTAAACTTGAAGCCCTTGAAAAGGTAGTTTCTACTCTTGTTGAGAAGAAAGAGGAAGAGAGTAAATGCGAGGAGCCAGGGGAAGAGGAGGAAGAAGAGGAGGAAGAAAAGAAATCAGAGGAGGAAGAAAAGGCTAATGGGGGCTTGATAGGAGCGATAACAAATGCGGTAGAAAAGATTAAGAAAAAAGTCAAGGATGAAAAGATAAAGGGGGAGCTGGATGCAGTTCTTGAGATGCTAGCAAATGTGCGTAGAGCGGGTTACCCATATCCATATCCAATGCCAACTAGCTATCCCTACCCGACAAAATATCCATATCCAGCAAAAGCTGAGTGGCCAGAAATGGTGGTTAATGCAATCGATGCTCTTTGGGAGAAGATATCTGAATTATCTAATGCCTCTAAGACCATTGAGGAGCTCAGTGTTGCCACTAAAGCGAAAGACGATGTACTTAAAGCTCTTGATGAGAGATTAAAGGCTTTAGAAACTGCTAGCGGAGAGGAGAAAACTATCATAGAGAAATCTGACGAAACCCCTGAAGATGACAGTGACGATTCCCCAACTGTTATTATTTCTAGAGGCGAAGTGAAACTCATTGAATAATGTGAAATTTAAGGTCTTTATGTCTTATAGATATAGGTGATGAGAAAATATGGCATTTACATCTCCAACTCAGCCAATTGAGATTCAGCCAGAGGGTGGGATGTATTCCTTCACTGCTTCTGGCTCTATATCTGCAGGTCAGGCTGTAGTTCCAGTAGATTCCATGAAGGTTTATGTCCCAGCGTCGTCCTCAGCAAACGGTATTGGTATTGCTGCTACTGATGCTTCCGACGGAGACATGGTAATGATATGGGGTCCTGGCAACATTGTAAAAGCTAGAATATCAGGCTCTGGCTCTGATACAGTCGGAACTACCCTCAAGTATAACAAAGGATGGCTTGATACCAATGGAACTGGGCGAGTCATGGCTATACTATTAGAGGCTCCATCTTCTCTACCAGGTACAGGTAAAGTTTTACTAGTTTGATTCTATCTTCCTGTTTATTTGTCTTTATGTTGTATGTTTGATATAGGCTTAATGTTAAAATGGAATCTAAGTTCGTAAAACTAATGGAGTATGCATTCGCTGGGAACTCTGAGAGAAAGAGAATGCTAAACTCCGAGAGATTTAAAAAGATTGTCGGTGAGAAGGCTGTAAAGACACTACTTCAGGCTGAGGATATCAACGAAACTACTCTCTTACAGGAAGAGGTCATAAAGAAAATTTATGAGGGGGCACAGCCAGCACGTTGTGTAAGAGACGTATTCCCAATCCAGAAGACTGATTCATATAAAGTAAGATTCGTTCTTGGTTCTTCTGGAGCATATGCTTCTAAAGTTGCTGAGGGCGGTGCATTCCCAATCGATGAAGCATCCTATTCAAAGGTTGACGTTGAGGTTGAGAAATACGGCCTTAGAGGTCTCATAACCAAAGAGATGATTGACGATGGCTTATTCAATGTAGTCGAGCATCAGCTAAAATGGGCTGGTTACGTAATGGAGAACACTCTAAACCAGAGAGTACTAGACAAACTTCTATCTGAGCTTGATGGATGCACCGATGTCGATCCAGCAGGAACTCATCTTGCGGTAACTGATATCGCAACAGCAATTGGACGAGTCAAAGAGAAGAACTGGATACCCGATACACTCATTACACATCCATCAGCTGAGGCATATCTGCTATCTGATTCCAATTTAGTCTATGTATCATACGCTGGTACTGAGGCTGGTCTAAGAGAAGGTAGCATCGGAACCAGACTACTAGGACTAAAGCCATACACCCTATCAGTCTCTACATCTGATGACGTGACTCAGTCTTGGGATGGCACCGATGCCTCTGGTCACTACAATGCTCTTGTACTTGATTCACAGAACACTGCAATCATAGCCATGAGGGACGACATAACAGTCGAGAGATATGATGATCCAATTCACGACCTTGAGGGCATAATAGTCAAAATGAGATTCGGTGTTGGTTTGCTCAGAGACGACGCAGGAGTTAGAATACTAGCAAAGTAATCATAAAAATGATGTTTAGTAGATGGGATGGGCTTTCTGCCCTCCCTTCTATTTATGTTTATCTGTTTATTAATCATCATTAACTAATAAGGATTATTATGATTAATGGATTAGGTCAACAAAAATGGATGCGAGAATCAATTGAAGAATTGAGAAGAGAAGCACTTAGAGATAGAACTGTCTTTACAGACGATGAATTAGAGGAACTTGAGGTTTCATTTCCTGATGGTGGCGGCAAAACCAATCCTTGGACCTATCTTGTTCAGCAGTATCCATTCCCTCAAAATTGGAATATACGTCAACCTAAATGGATTGATATAAGAGAATTGCCGGGTAGATAATATGACATATACTCCTCAATTAGTGACTGTATCAGAAGTTAGAAGCTTCTTCACTCCCTCCTTATCGAGTGATGATATATCAGATGATGAGCTACTAGCTAAAATTGAAGCTGTTGAGACTTATATTAAGGATGTCTTCTTTAATGGAAATATGCCAACTAAAGATACAGCTAGGATTCCAGCATTACTCTTAGTTGCCTCTCAGGTCGTTCAGAATCCTGTCTTGGCTAAAAAGTATGATGTTCTTGTAAGTGAAAAATTAGGTGATTATTCATATCAAACTGCATCTAGATACTCCAAATCTTATAATTCTTGGCTTGAATTCAGAAAAATGGCTCTTGACATTTTAAAGTCCAAATCAGATTACTATTATGTCGTAGACCGTGTTTTAGGATTTGATATTTAGCCATGACTTTCGAATCAATGCTTGAGCATACAATATATAAATATACTCTTACTTCATCTCAGAATGAGCTTGGCGAATGGGTAGCTTCCTACACAACTTCGGGCTCGATAGACGCTAGATTCATTCCAGCTTCAGATGAAGATGTAGCATACTATGGTGGCAGATATGAAAATCTAGCTGGTAAGATTTATGTTGATTATTCAGAAAGCATCAAACCAGGAGATAGAATAAGCTATGAAAATCAAATGTATCTCGTCAATGAAGTGTTATATGACTCTGAACACACATATAAGAAGTTGATAGTATCATGGTTGTAAATGTTAAATGGAAGAATGAAGCACAATTCAAGAGAAAGCTGAATCAGATTAGACAAGTAGCTATTCTTGCGGCTATGGAAGGTCTTGAATATGCAGCTGAATCTGTAACTATAAGAGCTAATGAAAATCTTATAGCTGGAGGATATGTCTCTATTCCTTCTCCAGATAGAAACTATGAAGTCTATAAACATCCAGAGAGATGGAGAGATATATCCATACTTGAAGGATGGAGAATTGAGCAACCTAAGTTTGAAGGCACAAAGATAAAGATAGGTGTTACTAATGAATCCAAGCATGCTGCTGCTCAGGAATACGGAACATTTGGAGTAATCAAGCCAACAGAAGGTGATTATCTATATTTTGACAGTCTTGATGGAACTGTTAAGAAGGTTCCTTTCGTAAGAGGCCAGCAGAGACATAAAGGTTTTTTAGGCAGTGCTCTGAATGGCTTCCCAACTTCTGATGATAGACGAAAGACTGTTGATGTGATTGCTTCCTATATGAAGTCCCATATAACTCCTGCTGGAACATGAGCTATAGTTTACTCAAACAAACAAGAGATATCTTGGTTGCTTCTGCTGATTTATCTAATTATGTATCTAGCAATAATATAAGAGTTGGCTGGATAGAAGCAGCTACTTCCTTTCCACTTATAGCCATAACCACTATAGGAGAATCTGATGTTGGATATCTCGGATACGGTACTGCTCCTGATGGTCAGAAATTACATGAAATCAATATCTCATTTCAAATTGACATACTATCTAGAAAGAGTGTTAAAGAAGCTACTGAGATTGCTGATATCGTCACTAAAGAACTAATGGCTAATGGTTATTCTAAGACATCAGAAGTAGACACTTGGGAGGTTGCTCTTAAGGCTCATAGGAAGATTCTCCGATTTAGTTATGTTTATGTGTTTGAAAGATAATTTGAGGAAAGATGGTTCGACATGAATATGGTTATGGTGTGCATAAATATGATGGTGTGTTTAATTTCGATGATTCAACTATTCAACATCTTGGATATCCAGCATCCTATATAATCTTCAAAGACGGTGATACCATCTATGCTAAGAATGGCGACACAGGTAAAGTAGACTTCAGTGGTACTGATGCAGCGACTGTAATACAGGACACTATAAACAACTGTGATTCGGGAGGATTAATTTTTATTAAAAAAGGCGTATATGACATTTCGTCTACCATTGAAATACCTTATAATGGTATATATATCTGTGGTGAGAAAGCAAGCATAAAATCAGATTTAAGTGACAAAAAAGGTACCTTTCTTTCGGCGGCATCTAACATCGAAGCTATTTTCAAAGCAACAAAATCATATATAAGAGGGTTGCATATTGAATCATTGGGTTTAGACTGTAATTCTAAAGCTCAATACGGCGTATATATTAGTAAAGGAGGAGAAAAAAATACTGTTAAAAATTGTTTCATAATTGCTTTTACGCAAGCTGGTATATATGTCAGTCACTCATCTATCCACCATTATGAAATCGAAATCCTAGAAAATAAGATTATGGGTAGAGAAAATTCAGGCTCTCCTTACGGCATATATATAGGTTCTCTTGCATCAGATAATTATATTGCACATAATCTTATTCAAGGGTGCGATACAGGGATATATCTTGAATATGGGACAAATATCATCATTCAGAATCACATATCAAAAGTACCTGCTACATCCTATTCATATGGTATATATTGGAAGTGGGCTGCAGGGAACCTTATAGTCGCCAACCAAATTGATAATCCAACTACTTCGGCTTTTTATGGATGGGCAGATAGTCAAATTATAATAGGTAATTACATACAAGTAACATCAACAAATTTACAAAGTTGTTTGAAACTCGATCCACCATCAAGTTTATCTTATAGCCATATTATATTTACTAATAATATTTTAAGAGGGGATAGCGGGTATACGATTTCAAATTCGGTTAGTCTAGGCACTAACGCTTCTACTTCTCCAGGGATTGTAGTTAATAATAATGTTTATGAAAATGTCACAAATATTTTCAAACTCGAAAACTCTGGCACTGCTACCATCTCCAACGGTAGTACTTCTGTAACTGTCACTCACGGCTTGGCTGGTACTCCCACTGAGATACAGCTTACTGGTACCCATAGTGAGGTCAAGGATGCCTACGTCCAGAATGTTGGTTCTACAACTTTTGATATCGTTGTTGACTCCGCTGTCAGTGCTGATAGAACGGTTTACTGGAAAGCTGTTTATAAACCATAGTGTAGTTAATGTGAGTATAAAGAGGTATAAGGTATGAGTGATTTAACTACTCATACATCTACGAGAATGATAGCAGGATACGATAGCGATAATTCAATAATTCGTCTCATAGCAGTAGATGAATCTGGAAGAATTCTTGGAAATATTGAATATCTCAAGATTACGGACAGTGACATTATGGTTCCAGTTGAACCCCAAAGTCATTGGCAGGAGAATATTACTCTTCATTCCAGTAAAGCAGAGACATCCAGTGGAAATTCAGGTGATATTGATATTAGCCATGTAATGTGTGCTGCTGTTTGTATTGATGTTACTGCTGTTAGTGGCACTAGCCCAACTATAGATTTCTATCTTGAAGGGAAGGACACTCTTAGTGGTAAATATAATACTATCTGGAATCCTTCTACTATCAGTAGCGTCACTACTGTCTGGAAGGAGTTGACTGATTTGCCGTACCGGTATGTGCGGTTACGCTGGGTTATAGGTGGAACCTCTCCTAGTTTCACCTTCTCCGCTGCTATGGAGGTGAAAAGCTGATGCCATTTGAGATAAACGTTAAACCACATCCAAACCAAGCAGGGTATAGCGTCATCTACTTCACAGAGAATGGAATAAAACATGAGATCTGTGTGAAAGAAGATACAACAGACACAGAGAAACAGAAGATAGCAGAGGAATACCTGTATGGGGTAGATAAAAAAGATGAAGAAGGTAAAACAGAGCATATCAAAGGATACTATGACCTCTACCCATCCTTGAAATCAGTAGAGGAGGGAAAAACCGGTGGCGGTAAATAGAACAGGTGGACTATACTTTGATGGAATAGATGACTATGTTGATTGTGGAAATGATAGTAGTTTAGATATAACAGATGAAATAACTATATCAGTATGGATTAAAACACAAAAGATAACAAATACACCAATTTTAATAGTGGCAAAAGCTGAAGCAACATCATGGTGTAATAATAACTATATGACCAGATTATCAACAGAACTTAAACCACAAATGATATGGGGAGATGGATCATCATATAAATATTATGCCGCAGAAAATGCAATACAAAAGAATAAATGGACACATATAGTATACATGTTTGATAAAATATATATCAATGGAGAAAAACAAACATTAACAACAGCAGGAACCGCAACAACAAGAAAAACAGTAACGGATAATCTTTTGATAGGTTTATCATCGATACAAACACTTTCATTCAAAGGAATAATAGATGACATAAGAATATACAACAGGGAACTAAACGCAGAAGAAATAACCAGACTCTACAATGGGGAGGAGATAGATGACACCGGCTTAGTACTGCATTTACCGATGAATGAGCATGAAGGTGATGTCTGCCACGATATTTCTGGTTATGATAACCATGGGACTATTTATGGGGCTAGATGGGTAATTAAGAAATCGAAATAGCATCCAGATGTTTGTTTGGTATGTTCAATATAGAGTGATAACATGGCTGGTATAGTTACTGGAAGGAGTGCTAAGGTATTCCTCTCTACTTCCTCATCCGACCTACCAAATAAAGGAGTAAGTCTATGGGGTCTTAGTGACTTTACTCTTAGATTCTCCAGAGATACTGTCGAGCAACCGCTGGTTGGTCAAGAGGGTAACTATAGAAAGGCTGGTAAGCTGACAATTGAAGGTTCACTAACAAATTGCAGATTTGCTGCTTCTGGTAATTCTGATGTTCTTGATAATCTAGTAGACCCCGATACATACCTGATAGTATCTGGTAGCACTGCAAGTGATGGTCTCTCTTGGTATTTCCCATCTTGTCAGGTCACTTCTTATGAGATAACATTCGGAGATGCTTCCACCATTACGGAAGCTTCCATCGACTTTGTCGTCGTTGATGCCTATAACGCAAGCTATAGCAATGGCCATGTAAGTGCATAATGAGGTGATAATATGGGAGCAACACCTGAAACCTATACTGGTGAAGATGCAAAAATAACAATTGGAGGTAAATCTCATTCTACCATTGGTTTATCAGATTTCAGAATTACTCTCACAAGAGATACCATTGAGACTCCGTTAGTTGGTGAGAAAGGAAATGATGTCCGAGCAGGCTTCCTATCCGTTGAGGGCTCTCTTACAGCGATTAAGCTAGATAACAATGCAGCTGGTGTTCTTCTCGAGCATCTAATCAATGGAACTAATGTTATTATATCTGGCTCTGCTGGTGATAAATCCCTACATTTCTACTTCACTTCAGGCATGATAACAGGATTCGAGATATCCATGGGAGATGCTGGCACTGTAACTAAGGGCTCTATTGACTTCATCGTAATGAATCCGCATCAGGTATCAAAGACCAACTTGGCAGGTGGAGGAGTCAAGATATCCGCCTAATTAAATAATTTTTATGTCGTAATGTTCTTTTCTGTTCTTCAGTTAATCTGTTAGTTCTGTTAATCTGTTATTCGTTGAGCTTTGAGTATATGGAGGTTATATATGGCTGAGGAGAAAAAGAAGGGAAAAGGTATCACTCCTGAACAATGGAAGCAATTCGAAGAGCAATTGGCTAAGACAAAAAAGAAAGAAATGGAGGATGTTATAGAAAAGATAGCTACAAGAGAGAAATTAGAGCGTGATTTTAGAGAGGATATTCTCAAGGTTGTTTTTGAGACATCTCCTGAGACTAAACGCATGGTATTAGCTCGAAGACCAACTCATGATGAGATGATACGGCTTATAAAGATTGTAGCTGCTACATCCGCTTATAACATGGACACCATGACTAAAGAGGAGGCTGAGAAACTAGAACAAGCTTATGCTGAGCTTCCTAAAATAGCTGCTAAACTCTGTATCGACAAGAAGCTAAACGAGGAATTCTGGTCTAAAATAGCTACTTGGAATGCTCTTCAGAATTTCCTTAATGCAGTCATAGCAAAGGCTCAAGAAATAACAAGCATAAGTCCTGAAGAGATGAAATCCTTTCGTTGAATCTGGTTTAGGTCAGCTGGAGTTTGAGTTATGTAAGGTTCTAAATAAAACACCGAAGGAGATTGGTGAACTCCGGATGAAAGACCCAGCTGGCATAGCTTTTCTTGAGAATGCTATTCTTTATAGATGGAAGAAGGAATATGATGCTCATAAAGAAGCTGAACAAAAGTTGAGAAATATTAGAAGAAGATAATGCCTGGAGATATTAATGCCGGTAAAATTCGATTCGAATTAACCGTTGACGTTAAGAAACTACCGGTAGATTTAAAGACAGCTGAAAAGGACATTAAAGGAGTAGCTAAAAGACTAGGTGCCACTCTTAAAAAGACAGTGATAGCTCCTAAGATGGCCATAGATGATAAAGGAGTAAAGAAAAGTCTTAAGTATTGGGAGGAAAGATTTAAGGCATTTTCCACTCACATTCAGAACTATCTATCTTTCACCATTGGTGTTCAGATTGTAATGCGGTCTATTCGAGCTATGCAAGAAGCTATCGACTTAACATCTGAATTCACTAAGGCGGTTGGATTAGCTGCAGGAGTATCTGGATATCTTGGTGAATCATTCGATGATGCTGTTAAGCATATTGAGAAAATGAGTAAGCTAATGGCTACTAAAACTATCTATTCTGCTCTTGATGTCGCTAAGGCTTATTACTCCGTCGCCTCAGCAGGCTATGATGTATTTGAGGTTACTGACAAACAATTAATTCCTGTATTGAACTACGCTGCTGCTCAAGGTATAGACTTAGATAAGGCAATGGAGACAGTAATCAAGACTCTAAAGCAATTCAATCTTTCATTTGATGATGCCAGTCGGGTTGTGGATACATTCACCGGTGCTATTTCATCATCTTTCATGACTGCAGATAGGCTGTCTGAAGCCCTTAAATACTCTGGTCAAATTGCAGGAGCATTGGGTGTTCCATTAGAAGATACTGTAGCAGCATTAGCTTCCTTAGTAAATGCTGGTTATGAAGGAGCTCAAGCTGGCAGAAGACTAAACATGATTCTCAACAGATTGATTAAGCCAACCGAGGAAGGAAAGAAAGTAATAGAAGGTCTTGGTTTAACTCTTGCTGATTTAGATCCAAGATTGCATTCCATAACTGAAATTCTCTATACTCTTAAGGCTGCTGGTTTTGGCGCAGCTGAAGCTTCTGCTATGTTCAGAGCGGAGACAGCTGCTGCTGCAATTACTCTAGTTAATGCAGCTGATAATATAGCTTATTTTGCATCCGAGCTAGCAATGACTCAGGGATTAACTGAAGCTCTTGCTGAAAGACAAATCAGAACTCTTTGGGGGAGCTTAACCAGCCTTGCATCCGCTATTAAGAATTTATATATTGATATCGGTAAAGAATTCGAGCCTGTTTTAGTTAATATAGTGGATATTATAAAATCTGGTATTTTGCCAGCGATAAAATTCTTTACGAAAGCCATTAACTTTTTCGGAGGTTTATTCAGAGGCACTGGAGGAGTGTTGAAATACATCATTGCGATATTTGGTACATTCTATGGCACGACACTACTGGTTGCATTAGCATTACGAGGATTAAAAACACCACTTAGAGAGTTTATCATTCATATGAAAAAGGGTACTTCCGTAACCGAGCAATTTAGGCTTGCTTTAATGGGAGTTCCAAAGGCAACAACCTATATGGTTAGAAAAATAAGTGGAGCTAATGTTTCCATGGAACGAATGAAAATTCTGCTTGGTGGGCTTCCAGCTATAATGACAGCGATTACTCTAGCCTCTATGACGCTTGGAGACGTTATGCCAGATTGGATTGCTACAAGTGCGATTCAGCTTTCAGGATTACTTTATCTTATATCTCTTTTCACAAATGAATTAAAAAAGACCCTCATATTATTCGGCTCATTTGGCACTGCCCTCATGGTTTTCTCTGCCTTAGCAAATAGCTTGGAGAGTACGAATGTATATCTTAAAATTACGCTAAGCTTATTAAGCTCTTTATTGATAGTTATCGGACTAGCCAAGACAGCATGGAAAGGATTTAAAAAGGAATTATATCCCATTTTCGCTCTACTAGCTGCTTTACAAATTCTTTTTTCGGTATTTTGGAAACCACTAAGGCATGCTTTCATGGAAATCGGTGAAAAAGTACTGGGAATGAAGACTGACATAGCAAAAGCTAAGGAAGCCGCTTCTTCGTTAATCGATAAATTCTATGAGCTTCGGAATGTAGTGCAAAGAATGACAGATGTTGCAGAATCTATTCGTGATATCCGAAGTGCAGTAAATGAATTAAAAGAGGAAGGCGAACTTACAACTGAGATATATGAAAAATTAATGAATTTAACTTCTAGCTATAGTGAACTTCAGAGCAAAGCCGCGTCAATAATTGGGGAGATTACTAAAATAACTGCTAGTGCTACTGATAATCTATCGAGCTATATGACTACTGAAGAGAATTATATCAAAACGAGGAGAGAACAAAATAAACTTGAAGAGGAGAATAAAAAGCTGATTCTAGATATAGAGAAATATCAGAATGAATATAATGAGGCTGTAGCTGAATTCGGAGCAAACTCCGAGGAGGCATCCGCTGCTTTCGGAAAACTTATAGAAGCCATGAAGAGGCAGAAGGAGATATCAAGCGATTTGGCTACAATTTCTTCAAAGCTCGGGGAAATTGAGAATGAAAGGGCAAAATTGCTGGATGAAATGATTCCTGAAGAGCGAGCTGTCGCTGAGGCAGTTAGCAGAGTGATTGAATACTATTATGAATACATAGATGTCCTTGAACAAATGTCAGTTCTAACAGCCAAGATTAACGCACTTAATAATATCAGGAATAATATTGATAAAATTATGGAGGAACGATTAAGACATCTTGCTGAAGCTGAATTGCGAGTCCTAGAAGCCGAAGAGAAATTATATAAGCTTAGAAAGGATGAGCCTCGTCGGTTAAAATCAATATGGGATGCCCTTGCTAAAGAAGGTTTACTTACAGATGAGCTTATAGATGCAAGAGTTAATCTTGAGAAGTCTTATGGTGATGTGATGCGTGCACAGGTGAAATACGCATCGGTTTTGGATAAATTAACTCCAGATCAACAAAGACAAATTGATTTGTGGTTGCAGACAGCCTTAGCTGCGATGGAAGCTGGAGAAGCAATTCCTGAAATGCCGGCCTTTATATCTCCAGCTGATCAAGCCATAATAGAGGATTATCTAAATGCCTTATTTGCTTATGAAACTGCAGTTAATAATATTAGAGATGTTCTTTCTGCATATGTTTCTTCTTTAGTTGATGCCGGATTAGCTTCTCAAGAGGTAGCTGATGCGTTTTATGAATGGTTACAGCTTTCCTCTCAAATTAGAGTTGCTGAAGGCGATTTAGATGAAGCTACAACTGATGTTCGTAACTCTATAGACTCCATAGCTACAAGCATATGGAATTTATGGGAAAGTTTATCTGATGAAGAATTTTCGACCATCTCCGAGAAGTTTATGGAGGCTGCCAGACGCCTAGGTATACTTGCTTGGTTTGGAGACGATGCTAGCGAAGTATTACAAAGCATACGAGACATTCTAGATGATCAAACAATATCATGGTCGAATTTAACTGATGAGCAAGCTGTAGCTGCATTAACGCTTGGTACTCTTGGAGGAGAATATCTGAAATTATACGATGTCATGTCTGGGAAAAAGATACTTGATTTAATACCTGGTGCTGAGGACTTCACTGAGTTCACAACAGCTGTTAAAGAGGCATTCGGTGAGGCTATTGGATATATTCAAGATTTCGAAAAAGAGCTTGAAGTTATGTATCTTAAATTACATCCAGCTGAATATGTTAATAAACTAGAGAACATTAGAGATTTCTTAGAAAATATCTCCACAGCATTAGAAAAACGATTTGGAAAGGAAAATCATCTTGTGAGATTCCTTCAGGGAACAGTTATTCCCCTATATGACGAAGAAATAGAGAAATGGAGAGGATATGCAAGTGGAATTGATGATTTTATAGAGGCAGTTAGAGGTCTAAAAACTCTCATCAAAATACCAAAGCCAAAAGAATTACCATCTGGAATTTATCTTCCACCAGTACTTATTACCAAAGAGGATTTGGAGAAAGCTTTATCTTCCGCTACAGAGGAAGCATCTGGAGTTGCTGAAGAAAGTGGTGCTAAAACTGGAGAAAATTTCGCCACTTCATTCTTCCAAACTGTTATAGGACTAATCACTCCCTTGCTTTCATCCGCTGTGACTTCCTCTACAGCTGAAGTAGGCATAACAACTGCGGGAGTAGTTCAGACAAACATGATGCCTGTTGGGGACGCTATCACTAATGCTATGGCTCCCGATAGCAGTTTATTAATATCCACAGTGCAAAATACTCTCGATGCTATTCGCGATGCTATTAATACCACTGAGATACCAGCTATAGAAATCCCAATCAGAGTCGTTCGTACTGGAGGGGGTAGAGGCAGAACTGGAGGTAGTGTAAGAGAAGCAGTGGAGGAACAGCTTAATCGCTGGAATGTTCCAGAAGCAGTCAAGCGTTCAGTACTAAGATACTTCCAGTTTGGTGGATTAGTATCGAAGCCTACTATTGCTCTCATGGGTGAGAAAGGTCCAGAGCTTGTACTCCCACTTACAAAACCAACTATAGCAAGAGCTCTACTATCTAGATATCTGCCAGAATACCTGCCAGAATTAACAGCTCAATATGGAGGGGTTTATGGAGGTAGCACATCGGTCACTTATACGACAAACACTGAGGAATTCAATATTATGGGCCCAATAACCATAGAGCATGTGGCTAATTGGGATGACTTTGTAGATAAATTGAGAATGAAGGCTAGAGTGGCTGGTAGCTATGAACTTTAAAATCATATTTAATTCTGGAAATACAGATGCATTAACTCTTACTCATGATTCAAATGTAATTGACAGAGTGGTTATTAATGACTCTGATAATGCATATTATAAGGATGCTCAGATTAGAATAGTAGATTTAGAGCCATCTCAAGAGGATGTAATAAGGATTAATTCTACTGCTCATATTTATATTTCTGGTTCTCTTGAGTTCTCAGGATACGTTAGTAGAGTTAGAAAGAGTCTCGCTGGTACCAAAGTATTTGATATTCAGTGTGTAGGCAAGACTTACGATTTGTGGCGATATAGAGTGTCATCAGGTACATTTGAGGACACATACTCCCACTATATAGTTTCTAGACTCATAGCTGATAATACTCCGATAACTCCTCCAGCTCTCTATGCTAATTCAGGAACATATATAGCTGAAATTGATTTTACAGATTATGTCGTTGGAGATGCAATTGCTAAATTAGCTAAACTAGACGGCTATAAATTCTATGTAGATGAATCTGATTCCTTTGTGTACTATAAACCAGAGGATAATACTCCTCAGTTCACTATTAAAGATTCTGATATCATCAAGATGACACCATATGAAACTGGTGATGACAAGTTAGTTAATGCTATTTTAGTTATTGGTGGCTCTGGATATTCCGATGTAGTCTCTCAGCCAAGACATAGTAAATCTAAAGTAATACCATCAGGAGTCTTAATAGCTCAAAGATTTAAAGCTACTAAAGATAGACTAGGAGGAGTCAAACTATATCTTGGTAGAACAGAAGGCGATAACCAACCTACCACTCTCAATTTTGAGATTTGGCAGTCTGCAGATGAAGTCTTTGAAGATGACTTCACAGATGAGTCAAAGCTATCTACAAAAGGAGAATACAACATGACGGTTGACAGTAGTTATCTTCAATTAGAACCTTCTGGCTCAGGATATTATACTTCTGGTTCTGTCAGAACAGTTTTGATTCAGTCTCCTGCAAAATACATTCAAGTTGATTTAGATGATATGGAGCATTACGATGACATCAGCATATCAGGTACCAATGACAGTGGCTCTACATTCATTCCAATAAAATCAGGACAGTGGTGGGAATTTAGTTCCCAGAGTGATAATGTCTTCATTAGGTATTGGTTTACATCTGATGGTAGCTATACTCCAAAAATTAACAAACACTATATCAGAACAGCTGATTCTGATTCGTTAGCATCTCTTGTAGCCTATGAGAGTGATTTCACTGATTACGAGAGCAATTTCAATTACAATAATCTAATAGTGGAAAATAGTCGGCTTAGAATCTCTGGTTCAAATGAATTATTCTATGTATACCCATCCAGAGCTATACAGATAGATGGATCAACGAGCTGGGAAAATCAATCTTATATGTACGACCATGATGAGAATACATACGCTGAAGGTGATTTACTAACTGATGCTCCTTGGAGTATAGATGAATATAAATTTTCTTCTGCGGTTTGTGTATATGGCATATGGGATAAAGCCGACACTAGTACATCAGATTCAGTTTATATGGATTACTGGTATATTTCAGGGCAGTATACTAATGGATGGTATCATGCCCGAGAAACGAATACGGAAATATTCAATGGTAGTAGTTTTTCACCAGGGCCTTATTATGCCGATTCCCAGCCGAGATACTTTACAGATATTAAAAAATACAGAATCAAAATTTATGGATTGCATGCTCCTTGGTATTATAAATTAAGGGCATATGAAACCAAGGTTCAGTGTTTCCATAAAATAACAATATCTGGTAGCATGGAATCCAATTCTCCGATATACTTATCTTCTAAGATTGATTATCTTAAAATAGACGCTATAACCGGAGACAGACTCGATAAAATAACTATATCTGCATCTGCAGATGATGGAGCTCACTGGACTAAATTAAGCTCTGAGAGAACTAAGGTTTATCCAGGAAGCTCTCTGAGGATTAAAATATACATGAAGCCATGGTATGGAAGTGGAAGCTATTATCCAAATACTCCCCGTCTAAATTACTTAAAAATTACTGGTTATTATATTGATGCAGAAAATACTCCTTTATCAGGAAGTAAATTAGAATGGTCAGATGACATTTCATTCTCGGCTAGTGACGTCCCATACCAACCTTCTTGGTCTGCTTGGCAAAATTACACATCTCCTAAATTAAAATTGACTCCTAACAACTATTACTGGATAGTCATTTCTCATCCATCAGGCTCTGGTAAATACTGGGAATACTACTGGAGTCCATCAAGTCAGTATGAGTATGGCAAGATAATGTATTCAGATGATGGTGGAGTCACTTGGAAGGATTACTATGATGATTCAAGTATACCATCAGGTTCTATGGCATTTAAATTAGGCTTTGGTGGAGGCAACATATCCTACTATAAAGAAAATCCATTATCGATATCTAAACATGGTAGGCACTTCAAGAAGGTAACTGAGTCATCAATCACTACTCTTGAGGATGCTCAAGCTTATGCTGATGCTTATCTTTCCAAATACGCTTCTGGTTCTAAGACTGGTAGATTAGTCATAAAAGGCAGAACTAATATAGACATCACCAGACCATTCACTTTCTCCTCAGCTAGATTAGGGATATCAGAAGACTTACCTTTAGCTTCATATACTCAATCTATAGACAGGAATGGATTCCTTACAACACTGAATTATGGTGAGCATCCTTATGACATAGTAGCAGAGGTGGAAAGACTCAAAAGGAAGGTGGAGACTGGTGATTAAGTCACTGACACATACCGATTTTAGACCAAACATAGGCATTTCTGTAAAGATTTTGACCTTTGACAAGGAGAGAGGCACTGTATATCAAATTTGTTATATCTCTCCTAGGCTGTTACGAAATGAAGGGTTCGAATAGTATTATATTAGTCAATGTGTATTTCGTAACACTTGATGTCACTCACAGAGATATGAAATAATTATGGCTCTTAATCCTAGCACTGGATGGGCATATTATAAACAACTGGACATTACAGATTCAGCTAATGTCAGTGCGAACTATCAAATGAAGCTGACTGTTTACTCCGGAACTGGCACTGATAACCCATCTAATGGTGAGGTTTATTGTGATAATCACTGTGAAAACTTTCCAGATGATATTAGGTTTGGTACGACTAATAATCCTTCTACAGCAACTCAATTATCTCAGTGGATAGAAGAATATGATGCCACTCAGGCGATTATTTGGGTGAAATTACCTTCTGATGGCTCCGATACAATATACATGTTTATAGGTAATTCAGCTGCTAGTCAGTATTCTTCTGGCAGTGATACATTTATTTTCTTTGAATCATGGGATACAGATTATACATCATCTTATACATCAGTTCAACGAACGGATGGTAAATATGGTTGGGGGCGCTATCGTAGTATATCTAATGTTTCAATACCTTATAGACAAATCTTTAAGGTCAGAATTAATACTTGGGATTATGGTAATTATGGAAGCGAAGGTCTTCAAGGCACAGCAGCAGATACAACAAATGCATCACCAAATAATGGTATATACACTGTTTGGTGCTGCGATACTGATGTTGGTGCATCTTCAACTAAATTTGCATGGAAGGTTGCTTCAAGAGTATCCGGAACTGGTTATTCTTCTTCCTATCATACAGTTACATTCACAACCTCTACATGGTTTAAAAATGAGATTTGTGTAACTTCCAGCGAAATTACCGCTAATTTATATTCTAATGATTATTCCTCAACTCTCGCTTCTGATACCTTATCAAATGTTCCCTCTACAACTGGAGCATATAATTATTATGGTGAAGAAACGCATGATACACGATCTCCAGGATATTCATGGGCGTATCATGGTTCACCTGATTATTGTATAGGTTATGGAGGTTATAGAGGCTCTTTATCGCATATTGAATTATATACACCATGGGTTTTCATAGCTAAATATTCATCAACCGAGCCAACTTGGGATAGTTTTGGTGATTGGACTCAAGTTACTACCGCTAATATTGCAGTATCTACTCTAGAGGCTACAAACATCGGCAAGACATATGCTACTCTTAACGGGTCTTTAGATAAGATGGAAGGCGTATCCCAGGTTAATGTTTGGTTTGAGTGGGGATTAACTACATCGTATGGAAACTCTACACCAACCCAAACGCTAACTTCAACTGGTACTTTTTCCTATAGTCTTACAGGCCTTTCTCCTAGCACGACTTATCATTTTCGAGCGAGAGCTCAGGAAGTAGATGGAACAACAGAAGACACCGGAGATGATAAGTCATTTACTACTGCATCTATGACTATATTCAAAGGATATAATATGGTGATAGAGAAATGAGTACTATAGCATATGTCAAATGCTCTCGTTGGGATGAAGAAGAACATGAGGTTATAGTTGAATTCATTACAGATAAGGACAGTCGAGATAATTTACTCGATAATATTACTCCAGGAGCTGTTGCAAAACAATATGATATTCTTGGTGAGCCTAAATTTGTTGATACTACATATTCATCTGGTAATACAATATTTTTAACTCCAGTGTCTGGCTCCGGCTTATATAGTCTTAGACCTAGAACGAAAATAGCTGTTAAAAATTATTCTGAAACCCTATTAACTCCTGATACGTTCAAGATAAAAATCAGAGGTATTAAATTATGACTCAGGTGATAGAATACTATTATGAATATGATGGGCATAAAGGGCTTAGCACCACAGACTGGAAATTTGCTCAGACATTTACTATCGGTGCGATAGGTCTTAATACAAGATGGATATTAAGAGCAGTAAAGTTTAGAGTTGCTAGATATGGCAGTCCCGGAGATATAACAATATCAATTGAGACCGTCGATGATGACGGTAAACCTACAGGAACAGTCCTAACATCTCAGACTTTTTCCTCTGCCTCTCTTCCTACTGACTATTCTTGGTATACGTTTAATCTCCCATCTATCCGCCTCCAGCCCTCTACCCAATATGCGATTGTAATCACACCTTCTTCTCCTGCTGATTCCTCTAATCAAGTAAGCTTCTATATGAAGTCTTCATCCGGTAACTATTCTGGTGGTGCTTGGTTATTGTATTCATCAGGTTCTTGGGGCTCTCCAACTTCCGCAGATATGACCTTTGAGGTTGATGGGGATTTGACTCCTGGCGATATGACAGTCTCTATTCCAAATGCAGCTTATTATTTTACTGGAGGAACGGAATATCTTGAATCCTCAGATTCAGTAGATTTGGATTTAACTTCTCATGGCATTACGCTCTCTTGTTGGGTTAAACCCTTATATAATTCTCACGATCCAGCGTGGGCTAGCTGGCAATTGGTTGGGAAATCGTTTGACCTTGGTATTCATCTTAAAGATTCAACTACTACTACTTTTAAAATAAAACTTTTCTTAGATGGAAATGCTTTGTTATTAGGTTCGGGTAATTTTAATTCATGGTACCATGTAGTCGGGGTATGGGAAGCTAATTCCACCACTAGAACGCTTTATTTGAATGGCGAATTCATCGATGAAGATACTTCAGGAAGTGTAATAGATGCTAGTGGCAAAATCACAATCGGAAAAAATTTCTACACAACGGTTCCGTATGGAACTATAGCTAATGTAAAGATATTCAATAAAGCACTTACCGCTGCAGAAGTAAAAGCTGATTATTTAGATCCAAATTATACTCCTGATTCTTTAATACTGTGGTATAAATTATTTAATTCTCTTGATGATGAAATTGGCGGGAACACAGCTGTAGCTGTTAATAATCCAAGTCAAACAAATATATCCTTCGATTGTTGGTGTTCTCGTTGGGATAGAAATGATTATTCTGTGGTAATAGAAACATGGCTTAACCAGAGTCAAAGAAATCTTTTAAGAAGCCATATTAGGCCAGGAGCGGTAGCAGAGATGTATCAAATTCTTGGTAGACCTCATTATTATGACACTTCATTTGGCTATAACACTCTAACTATCACTCCAAAAACCGGATATCAACTTGCTAATATGGAAGATTCTATAACTATAGGAGTTAGAAACTACACAGAAAGAATAACAGATTCTAATGAATATTTCGTTAAAATTGAAGGATTTATTTTAGATTGACAATTGCTAACGCGCTTTCTCTATATTTATAGAGTATCTTATAATCAAAATCCTTTAATAAATCATGAATAGTCTCGTGAAAGAATATATTTTCATAGTGAGAGACTGGCTCTTTCTCCCAGCTAGATACAAGGATAACTCTTTTAGCATTATTTAATGTATTTTTCCAAACCTGTAAATATGACTTCTTTTCTCTTTGATGAATCAAAACATCAATGAGTAGGACTAGGTCTGCTTTTAAATCTAAATCCTCTTTCGAGAAATCAAAGACCATAAAGTTCCATTCAGGTTTTAGTTGTTTATTTCTCTCAATAATAACATCAGAGTAGTCAACTCCTGTATAGTGTTGAATATTCAAATCTTTTATCCAGTATAAGTCGCCACAACCTAAATCTAACACTGATTTTATTTCCTTTTCTTTGATGATATTTCTCACTATTTCTTGTTTCTTCAAAGCATACTCTCCTCTACTTCCTGGCCCACTTCCTTTCTCTGGATTACTCTTATATCGTTTATTCCAAAATTCTTTCATACTATCCTCTTAATATCATCTATCATTTTATTTTTCAAATGACCATAGTGAATGACATATGAATCAAATCTATTTGCGGAATCAGGCTTCCACATGAAGTAATGCTCTTTTCCTGTCATTTCCTTTACCGTTTTATTTGACACCGACATAGAAAAAGCAAACTGCTCATGAACATAGGAGTGTCTAATATGCCATATTCCTTTCCTTAGATTCTCAGTATACTTCTTCCAGTCTTTTAATATTAAATTATGAGTGTAGTTTTTAAATATAATGAATCCTGTGTTATACATAGGAGTAAACCTGAGATTAAGTTGTTTTAGCAGAGCCGGATAATCTCCTTTTGTATACTCTTTTGATTTGCTTCCTATTCTACAGAAAACATCAAAATCTCCATTTAGTAGCTCTAGTATATTTTTATTGATAATTGTATCTACATCAAGATACATTAATTCTTTCTCTTCAATCTCACAACAGTATATTTTATTAGCATATGGATACTTTCTGATTAAATTTGGTCTTTTAATTAGCTCATACTGATTAAACTCTTCTTCTAAGTTTCCATATGGTGGGGTGATTATTATAATTATATCTTTGTTTTTAACAAATCTCGATAAGCTTCTTAGTGATATACCAAGATATTGTTTTAAATTATTCACATCAGATAGTGTATAAACAATTTTCATGATGGCCTTGTTAATATCCAGTTAACATGAACACAGATATGTTTCCAATTATCTAATCCAATGAAATTAAAAAGCTTTTCTTGAGTAGTCTCTTTATTAAGATCGTTAACGTTGATGCGAATTATATCATCTTTGAATTCTAGTTCTAGAGCATCCACTCTCTTTTTATAGAGCTCCCAGTAAATACCTATAGCCTCTTCTTTTGTCTTTGCATAATCTATTTTAGGATAAGCCTTATCCCATCTGTCCTCATGGTATCTCCCTGATTTCCAGCATTCAGATTCATATGAGCACCAGTGATTCCTACCGGGAGTCTTAGCTATATAAGAAGAAACTACTTTATCCTTTTCTCTTTCCATCACTATTATCTTTAGGTTTGGCAGATGCTCCTTGAAGAAGTAGATATAGTTCAGATAATAGAATGCTACATCACCTACCACTCTACCAGGAATCCTCCTCAGACTATCTAGTCTAAGAATCGCTTTGTTATAGTCTGGAATCCATGGCAATATTTTATCTCCATAATGCCTTATAGTACTTCTGTCTGCTAGCTCGTGATAAACAGTTACATCTTTCTGAGCATCTAGTAATACAGCTAGAGATTTAGTTCCACATCTACCTGTGCCTATACCCAAAACAAACTGTTTGTCATTCATATGACTACCAAATATATCTATCCCACTTTTCATCATTTGATTTCGAGAGTTTCTTGTGTACAGTGCTAAGAGCTTTGGTAATCAAAGAGAGCTTTTCACCATGAAGTATAAGCAGTGCATGGTCAAGAGTTATGTCTTTTGCTGCAATGAGTGTCGATGTAATCATAGCATAATGAACTAGCCAGCTAGCTAAATCATATGCTTTCTCTTCGCCAATCTGATTCTTAATATACTTGAATAAAGTGGATTCATAAAATTCTTTTGTAGCATCTTTAATAGTCTTACCTTCACTCATTTTCCTCATTCCTATATCGTCTAGACTTAAATACCAAAACAGAGAGTAAATCAGTATATTTATTATAAGCCAGAATTTTGAAATGTTTGATTAAATCATTGATAGCGTCTACACTCGATTTATATTTCAAGGGCTTGTATTTTGTCTTAGATTCAAAATCATCATGGAATTCTATCATAAAATAATTTACTTGATTTGCCAGCCATTCTAAATCTATATTTTCTAGAATCGGAAACTCACCACCTTCTATATCCATCTTTAAAATATCACATTTATCTTTCAATATTCTATCTATCTCTATGGTATTTACATTCGTTTGTGCTTCACCGTTATATAAGAGACAATAAGAACCTTTATTTCTATGATTATGATAGAGTCTTGATACTGGTTTGATGTTCGACGGGGTGACAGCTAGATTATAAAATTTGATATCCAGATTATTTAGCCCGTTGTTTATTAAAGAGAGGATATAGTTTTCTTCATCCAGCTCATAGCCTATTACATTAGCGTTAGGGCAGTGTTTCTTTATACCTAACGAGAAGATTCCTATATGAGAGCCGATATCTATGACTCTTATATTCTCATTTGTTTTGAATTTTTTCAGGAAATAAGAGTCTGCCATAAGAATTTCTCTTATTATTTTTCTATCATTAGAGTTTGGCCTAAATATTATTCTTAAATCTCCAATATTTTGGATATCAAGATGCTCTAACATACTCTTCCTCCTAGAGAATCTAAAGGTGTTACGAAATTAAGCCTTCGAATGGTATAATACCAGTGGCCTTTAATTTCGTAACATTTTTTACCATATTTGGAATTTGATTTATAAATAGCTTTCCAAATATGGAACATAGAAACAGGTCTATGACTATCACAATTTTCCAATGGTTCTTAGCCGTTTACGTAAAGATTTTAGTCTAAAGAGTGGTACATTCTTGCATTTATCCCAGTTCGGGTCTAGTTGACCATACATCTTAAGATGCCATTCCCTATAAGCATTCAGTTGCTCCTGAGTAGGTCTCCAAATATTGGCAACTATCTTATCAGGAGGATATGGCCTCTGACCAATAAACTCTTTAAATTTTCTATTATCTCTTACTAGTTTATAGTTCTTGACATTAGAGTATTTGTGTCCAAAGAAATAGATTTTATTTTCTGTCACTACTCTTTTATAGGGACTAACGACTGATAGTCTTTCTCCAAAATCACCGTCTTCTCCATGCATTGCTCCATCATACGTCTCATCGAATCCATTAATATAGAGAGCTTCTTCTAGGCTAACTGAGAAGCAATAGCCATATGTTGGATAGAAGATATCACCTGGTTTCTTGTTATATAGAGTAGTTTCCTTCAATAACCCTGCATTATCATCCCATTCATGAATCTCCCATTTATCTTTCATTTTTGTATATCCATCTAGCTTATTAGCAGAGATTTTAACTTCCTGAACAAGATTGGATTTTGCAGGGTTATAGAGCGAGTATTTAATGTATGGCGGTATGCTGTATTTCATCTTCTTAAAATACAGATTAGCCATCTCTCCTACTAACTTAGGTGGAAATATAGAACAGTCATCTGTTGATATCAACAGCTCTCCATCAGCATATATGATTCCTGTATTGATTGCATTTGATATAGTGCAATATTCATCTCCAAGTTCATGCCATATTGAATGCTTCTCTGGTACTATCTTTAAATTGAGGTAATGCCGGTAGCTATTTGCGAGCTCAAGAGTCTTATGACTAATGCCTCTATAAACTAAGACAACTTCAAAATCATCATATTCTTGTTCGGTTAAAGACCGAAGGGTTGGTTCTATGAAACTCCTTGACTTCATGATATTATTTTCGAATACCTGATCCTTATCCTCCCATAGCAATGATTGTTGAATCTTTCCCTGAGATAGTTTTTTCTTCCACTGAGTAAATGAAGTATCTCTCTCTTTCCTGTTAGTCTTGATAATGATAGATGTCGATGGCTTCATACATCCACCTGATCAACGATACTCTTTATGCGTCTTAGTATGAACTTGAAATCCTGTCCATTTGATATTTCTTCGATAGTAGTAAATCCATATCCACATGTCTTACATCTCCTGTATCTAAATACTCTATCTTGTTTAGTGATAGTTTTTTCAACAGTAGTTTGAGAATGACATTTAGGGCATAGCATGAAGCATCACGTATTTTAATCAACAATAAACCAAGGGACAATATGAATATCCTCCTCTTGCTTAGAAGGATAACCATGACTAGACGTTATAACTACTGGTCTTTCTAATTTATCTATATTTTTCCCTATCGCTTGAAGTGCTACTCGTAAATTAGAGGCTAATACGTCGTTTGTTTTTATATTTTGCTTTTCAATAATATCATAGAATTTTGTGGTGTCTAGCTTATGCTTTTCCTTTAATTTAAACCATAAATCAGCATATTCTCCTTGATTTGGTAGTCTTGGAAGCAAAGTTTGAATAATGATACGCTCATCTATAGACTGAGCCTCTAAAAGATTATCCCAGATATAAGAATTCTTACTCGGTATTACCTCCTTAAATTTTCTCTTTATAGCTCGGTTTTTACATAACTGTTCATTAGCAGAATATAGAGTCACATATTTCAGAGATGGCAGGCTTTCATAGAACGTAGTGGTGTCATGACCTTTACTCTGTGCTCTATAGAGAAGTCCATTAAGAGTGCACTCCTGTTTGAATAGTTTATATGAACAAGAATCCAAGACTATTAGAGTATTCCAGTTACTAGATATTATTAGCTCAGTCAAATTGAAGTATCCTTTAGAATTACCTACCCGTAGAGCCAAAACCTCCACCTCTTTTACCTTGGGTTTTATCAGAGGCAAAATATTTCAAAATTATTCCTTGAGCTATTCTTTCTCCTTCTTTTATAGTTGCAGTCTGGTTATTAGACGTGTTAATCAACCATATGCCAATATTACCATCATTATCGGGATTATTATAATAATCAGCGTCTATGATTCCAACTGAATTCGCTAATATCAGGTTCTTTTGGGTAGCAACTGATGAGCGAGGAACTATCATGAGAAACTCATCTTTCTCTAATTTTACTTTAACATCTGTCCAGAAGACATGATAAGAGCCTGGCGGAATCATAATAGTTTCATTAGAATAAAAGTCATATCCAGCTGAGTTAGCTGTAGCTCTGGTTGGTAGTTTAATTTCTTTATTTGGATGCTTTCTATACTCATCACGAACAACTTCAAATCTTCTACTCGGTTTCTTCTTTTTCTTGCATGATGCTAGCTTCTTATCGATATATTTTTTCACTTCTTGTTTAAATTGTTCGAGATATGATTTAGTAGTTTCTCTTATGACATCCTCCCAAGCTTGAGCTGTTTCTTTAGCAACTCTTTCCAAATCTTCCATTGAAATCTCTATTAAATCCTTCTTCTTAAATAAATCAAATAATGCCAATTATTCACCTCCTTTATCCATTGATATTAATATTCCTTCTCTACTTCCTTCTCTATAGATAGTTAAGCCCTTTAGTCCTTCCTTCCAGCCATATAAAAACAGGTCGTTGAGCTTCTCTGCAGGAAAGTCTTTTGGCAAATTCACTGTAGATGATATAGACGAATCGACATGTCTTTGAACAATAGCTTGCATCTTAACTCTCTTAAATGGGTCTATCTCATAAGCACTAACTACATAGTCTGGAAGATTATCTATTCCATATAATTTAATTAGCTCCCTCAGAGAGTGGTCATGTAGATAGAATTTTTTCTCTTTTAAGCTCTCCGATCTCCTAAGATATTTCTTTGCAAAAAGTGGCTCAATGCCAGATGTGGTTCCTGCTAGGATAGAACCGGTTCCGACTGGAGCTACCGTTAGAATAGTTATGTTCCTCAAGCCATATTTTCTAATTTCCTCTTTGACTTCCTCTGATAAATTCTTAATAAATTCTGATTTCATGATTTCATTTAATTTAAATTTCGGAAATGGATTTTTCTCTCTTGCTAACTGGGCTGATGTTATATATGCTTTGTTTTTAATGAAATCCATAACTTTATCTACAAGCTCTAATGCTTCATTAGAATCATATCTTAGCTTCATTCTCATCAGGAAATCTGCTAATCCAGTTATGCCTAAGCCTATACGCCTACCTTCCTCAGCTACTTTATTCTGCTCAGGTAGAGGATGTTTACCAACAGAATAAGTTATAACGTCATCTAGGAATCTAACTCCAATTTGCACTAAACGTTCTAAGAGTTTCCAATTAATTTTTGGATTTTTATATGGATTAATAACTATCTTTGATAAATTTATATGACCCAAGCAACAATTTCCATATGCTGGCAAGGGCAACTCAGAACAAGGATTACAAGTTATTATTGGCTGGAAATATTCTGAGTTAGAATACCTCTTGACTGTGTCCCAATATAATATTCCTGGCTCTGCAGTAGCCCATGCATATTTTACTATCTTTTCCCATAGTTCTTTAGCCTTAACTATCTTATAAACTTTCTTAACTCTTATAAATTCTTCTCCATCTACATGAAAGAATGTTTCCTCTGGATGCTCGAAGCACTCATAGATGTCCTTGACTCTTATGGCTTCAGAGGAATATCGTATATCAGTTACATCAGGATACCAAAGAAGCCAATCTCTATCCTTCACGACAGCTTCTAAAAATGCATTTCTAATCTTGACCGAAACATTAGCAAACCTAACATTTCTTCTTTCTGGATCAGATTTAGCTTCTATAAACTCTTCAACATCAGGATGCTGAATATCAATAGTCAAGAGCAGTGCTCCTCGTCTATTATACTGTCCTATGGTGCCAGTGACCTCAGAGAAGATATCCATGAAAGAAGCTGCTCCTGTGGAATATTTAGCTGTATTATTTACCTTCGCTCCTCTTGGTCTTAATGCCGAAATATCTATTCCAACCCCTCCACCATAAGAATAAGTTCTCGCTTGCTTCTTCATAGCTTCAAATATACCTTCTATAGAATCATCTTCAATCGGTATGACATAACAGTTAGTAAGAGAATTTCTAACGGTATTATTTCCAGCTCCGAAATTTATTCTTCCTCCAGGAACAAATTTGAAATCAGTGAGAGCCCATAGAAATTCCTTTCTCCATTTTTCAAATTCATTCTCAACAGATGCTATAGCACTCGCTACTCGTTTCCACATTTCCTTTGGAGTACATTCCAATAAATTATCTCTTTTATCTCGCAATGCGTATTTATCAAGAAACACTCTAGCTCTAATCTTTTCTCCATCAAAGAATTTAAGCGTTTCTTCTGGTATTTTCACTTATAATCAACCTCCCATCCTTAATCAACTTAATTCTTCTTCCATCTACATATAATGAAGAAATCCTATCATCATATTTCTTCACAGTATCTAAGAATTTCTGTTTTTCATCGAAGGAAGAGAAGCGAATGACTATGTGTTTTTTGCTATCGCTCACTGTAAAGTGTTTTAATCTGGGTGTAAATTCTCTAATCATTTGGAATGCATTCCATATATCCTCACCATTATTGTAACGAATTATAGCGTATTCATCAGTCACCTTTACTCGCATATGCATCATTGGCATATTTCTCAAAATTTCTATCCACTTCATGCTCTATATTACGATAATATTTCATGAGATCGATATAGCCTTCTTTATCGAAATCATGGTCATCAGGACAAAATACTATATCATATTCCGATAATATTTCTGCCCATAACTCTCTATCAAGCTTGGGTGTCTCTTCATCTTCCTCTGTATTTTTTCCAACATTTGGATTGGAGGCTAAGTGTTTAAGCAAATCTTTAGATGTCACTTCTCTGTCATAGTAGAAATTAGCATCATCTAATCCAAACATCCATTCAAATCTATACCATCTCATGAAGCCAAGTTTAACTAGAGGCAAGAAATGCCACAGAAATTCATTTTTAATCATTCTTTTTAGGTCTTCTTCCTTTACCCAAATATCAACATCCACTCCCATATACTCACCTCCTTTTTTAAGACAATATAGCTAAACATTTATAATTTTATTAATGACCGTGCTGTTTCAATATCCTCTTTTGTACACTCCTCAATTGATTTACCAAGAATGCCCTCTATGATGATTTTCTCTCTGACTGTGAGTGTTATCTCCACATTATCCTTGCAGATATATTTATATTTCTTGTCTAAATAAGGAGCAACTATAACCTCAGGATCTAAAGTTGATGAACCAGTTATGTAGTATTTATAAACAGTGTCTCCACATGACCAAGATTGGGTTAAATCTTTCCATTTATTAGTTGTAGATGAATCTGTCCAAATCCAAGATGTCATATCATCGCCTTATAACTTATTGAACAGTTGTTTAATACATTCTATCTTTTCCAAATCCTCACTTGTAACCTCATATGCTTCTTTATCGAAGAGATAAAGTATAGCAGCAAATTTTTTCTTCGAGATGTTAAAATAGTTAAGAGAGTTACCTCTATCATGGAGCCAGAGAGAAACACTGCCGTCTAACGCTGATATAGAACTCTGCCAGAAGATATCATCTGCTAAATAAGAGATTCCTTTATATGTATATAGAATGGTTCCTATAGTAGCCAATATAATTTCTGGCCAAAGTATCTTATTTCCGAATATCGAGAGAGCGATAACACTACCTAGACCTCCCGCTAGGATGTAGCTTCCTAATATCAGAATCCAGCTTGAGAAAGTAATGAAATCTAATTTTTTCATATCCAATCCTCGCCATTAATCTCTTCATCTGGTATGCTGTATCCTTTTAATTCACAGATTATAGATTTCAATGTATATTTGTCATTCCATCTGAGAGCCTCCCTGAATACCTTACTTTCTCCTTCATCCTCGAATAATATTTCTATATGATTTTCATTGATTCGCTTTACTTGCATTTAATTTTCCTCTCCTTCCATTCCTGATATTCTGAATTATCTAGCTCATATTTCTTATACATTTTGACTACCCAATCTTTAAGAGTGACATGAGAAATATCATTAGGTATCTTCTCCTTCTTATTGATCCAGATTGGCACGGTTCCCAAGACAGGATGGTTATGCATTCCAGGGAAATGTCCAGTTATAGGTTCTCCATTAACTTCTTCTCCTAATGCCTCACCGTGATCAGCAAAACAGATTATAGTTTCCATCCCACCACAAATATCATTTATAGCTCTAAGGGTTTCTGCTGCATAGTAAACCCCTTTCATATACCAATCCCATAAAGCTTTCTTATCGCTTCTAGCTAATCTTTGCATGAGTCTATCACAATTTCTTACCTCTGGGCTCTCTTTAGTTCCCATAGAGTCATATATAGACCAAGGGCCATGGGTTACAAAGGAATGCCAGTATATTAAATCCCACCATTTCTTTGTAGCCATACTCCACTTTATACCAACATACCTGAATATATCAATATCCCAATTCGAGACTGCGTTCCATTTGATTGGAGGCATGAATTTATACTTTCCTCTTCTAGATGGTGGTAGAGGACAGCATGCGGTTTCTGGGCCTATTAATCTACCAAGGCTTATGTAGGAATCAAAATGGTCAAATAGGATATCATCTATTTTTTCAGGATTTAAAGGCTTCCAGAAGTCAGAGACATCCCTACTCATACCTAGTTCCTCAGGGGTCTTACCTGTAATTACAGAAGCAACCACAGGAGCTGTAAATCCTGCTACAGACCGAAATGATGACCAAGATTCTTCCTTAAATATTCCCTTTAGTGGTTCAGTTGCATCGATTCTGAGAGAATCCCAAAGGATTAATATCATTTCATCTCCTCCAGTTAGCTTGCTAACTATACACTAATTTCCAAGTCATTCAAATCAAGATTTGCATCACTTTTCCAGAATATGCTTTTCACACCAGTTATCTCTTGGTTATTATAATAGATTTTAGTTGATAATGGTGTATTATATTCTGACACCACTCTCCATTTGCCATGATGTATATCTACTTTCCCGCTAGCTGATATTGTGTATTCTGAGCCATTAGAACATTTTACATATAGTTGACCAAACTTATCATCTGGCTCTATGACATAAGATGCATAGACTATGTTATGAGGTCGATTTTCAAAAATTAATATTTCCGTAACATCAGCTGGAGTCTTTCCATCCACTTTGAGAGTGATTGGAAATGCATTCATAATCTCACCATTCTACGCTTATTATACCAAAGAACAACAAACATTCACCAATCCAGAAATTTAAGTTGGAGACATCAAAGAACTCTGTGTTACTGAGGAAGTAGCCACTGATACAAATCATCGAATATCCAATTGCTCTTCTAATCAGATTTAATAGTTGAATCCTCATTTCCATCGCCGAATCGGATTTCAATCTTACCGAATTCCTTGAACCAGTCATCAAAGGACTTCTGATTAAGTGAATTAAGTAGAGTATCAAGTTTGGAGAAAGCTCTTGACGCAATCATCAAAAACAACCCGAAAAGAATTAACAAAGTAATCCCTAGTACCTCAGCGATATAGCATATAATGGACAGGATACCAACATCCATTTTTAAGAGTTTGATGCTCATTAAGATAGCTAACACTATAGAGAATATAGGTAGGAAATATTGTTTATTCATTATTCACCTCCTTCAAAAACTCTCTTAAATATTTATAGTTCTTATCATATTGCATGACTCTTTGATTATCTTCCAAGATATTAGCATCTCCGATTATCTCCCAGTTTATGATAGGAGAGATTTCCTCGAAGCCAAAGTTATTCTTTAGATATGTAACAATATCATGGTATTTATAAATCAATGCTACATATCTTGATTTTGTTTTCCTCACAATAGATTTGACTGCCTCATGAATCATGCTTCTGAATTCATCCTCTGAGAATTTCTTGTCATGAAGCAGATAGATTTTTAAATCAGGAATATCTAGAGCATAGAAATTAAGTAGATATACATATTTGTCTCCTATTCTACTTAGAGACTTAACATGAGAGTCAATGTATGAAATGTGTCTATCCATTGCCTCTACGTGATTATCCAGTTTATCAAACCAGTTTTTGGTTTTGACTATCATGAAGATTAAAAGAGCGATATGTAGAACTGATATTCCGGCAAGTAGTATATCATTCATATTAATCCGCTAATACTGCAGATAGCAATTGATATCACAACTAACATTCCATATAGAATAAACCTATAGGTGTTATAAGCTCGTTCTGATAAAATATCGATGAACAATACTTCAAAGATAGCATAGAGGTACTGTACTATAACCATAGTTAAGAATGCTGCAGTAAACAAAAAGCATCCAAGCATAAATGAAATCAAACCAACCAAGAGCATGACTGTGCCGGCGAATCCTCCTCCAGCTAATAGATAGAGTGGACGATATGGTAGATATCCAGCTAGAGTATACATAAATGGAGGCTTCTTAGATATTTTAATCGTTGCTGTATTCTTTCCCTGTCTGAGGGCTTCGAGAGCTTGACCTAACTCATGTAACAGAAATGATACAACCCAGCAGAATATAAATATAGGAATGAATAGCCAATTCATTTTAAGAACCTCGTTACCCAGTTGTTATGAACATGCCCACATAGCACCACTCTATGTCTTCTCCAAATATAATCTGGAACTAAAGATAAAGCTTTATTTAATTCTACCGGAGCATAATCCCATACATCAACTCCTACATTAACATTAAATGAATTAGCTATTGGATTATGACTGAAAAAGATGCATTTGTTCTTATCAAACAGATATGGTTCATTATAGACTTCATGGAATCCAATTCTTTTCATTCTAGTAACGCTACCATCATGATTCCCTCTTATGAGAATCTTATAGCCATTCAATTTATCCATGATATTCTGAGCATACCATACAGGAGTAAGTGCAAAATCACCAAGATAGTATACAGTATCATCTGTGCCTACTGTATAGTTCCATTTTCGTATAAAGGCTTTATTCATTTTCCCAATGTCTCTGAATGGTCTATCGCAGTATTTAATGATGTTCTTATGTCCGAAATGATGGTCTGCTGTTACGAATATCATACCATGACACCCATTAACGTGTTACGAAATTCGACTTCCGAATGGTTTACTATTCGTAAACTGCATTTCGTAACACCTTGGTATTCCATAAGTCATATCATGTATATAACCACAATATATACAATCACAATCTATCATTTATGTGTCTATAAATGCAACAATATCACTAGCTAAGAACCACGTTTTCTCCTCACTGACCTCTTTGGCTTCTGATTCCATTTACGCCTTAATTGTCGATTATATTTAGCCCTACAAACATCAGAACAGAATCTTCTTTTTCTACCTCTTTCATTCATTGGAATTGGTTTTCCACAGAATTTGCATACTGGCATGTCTTGCTTCTTCCCGTAGATTTCCTCGTAGGCTTGAACAAGAGCATTATAGCCTATATCCTTATTGACTCTGAGATGCCTTACAGCTATCCATTTAATCAATTTATCCGTATCCTCTGGTATATAGTAAATTGGATAATCTGGAATACTTGGGTCATAATCATATACCTTATTAAGAAACTGATTGTCGCCTTGTTCTTCAGCCTTCGCTATTTGTTCTTGAATAATTTCTTTTGCTCTTGCTAAGACTTTTGAATTAAATTTAGATATATTCATGTAGCTCCACCTCTATGTCTAGTACGCCATTTCTAACTGTGTATTCTTTAATTTCCTTGACTGGCAAATCTATTGAGATAGCTCTATACCTCTCATCACCCCAGATAGTTGTGTAGTCAATATGAATCACTCCATTAAAATAATTTATGTTAGCGACATCTTTAATATCTGGTATATTCACGGTGATATAAAGATACTTACCATCCTCTGATTTATATATAGATGTGTCTCTACTAGCAGCTCCAAAGACCCTCCTGATGAAATCATCTATATCCTCAGAGAATGGATTGAAGAAAATCATTTATTGAGTACCTCCTTGACTTTCCTGAGCCATTGCTTTTCTATTCGTCGGATATCTAAATTCTTTATCGCCCAATCTCTAGCATTTTTCCCATGCTTTTCTAGCTCATCCCTGTTATAGTAATAAAAGTTCATAGCATCAACTAGCTTATCTATATCGATTAATGCTCTTCTGACTGCCGCTACATCAAGTTTATCCCAATAGAGAGTAGCTGGCGGAACAAGGATTCCTCTTGGAGTTGGTTCACCATCTACTATTAGCTCTTTACTGGTGTTGCCACAAAATACAAATTTGCCATTTCTACCGACTAGTAGATTATGATTATCAGCAACCTCGACACACCATACCTTACCCTTATAATGCTCTACAGTAGTTTTTTGTAATCCCTTTCCATTTCTGTAGAATCCCTCCAGTAGCTTATATCTTATCGATACTCTATAGACCGGGAAGTTCCCTTTTATAATCCTTTCTTTATTAGTTCCTTTATATATCACTGATTTTTGTGGCTCTTCTATTCTGTATTTCGCTCCATAACCTAGTTTAATACATAATTCAATTATATTAGTCGCAAGTTCTTTTGACACAGTTGTGTAGTTCCTGAATTCATTATACACTCCAAATTTGCTTCCGTCTCCTTTCATCAGTGCATTGAATAGCACTTGAAGCTTGTCTTTGCTTAGATTTAGATATTTTCTAGGTATTCTTTTGTTTTCAGCTCTGGTACCACACTCTTTTAATAATGGAACTAAATCTTTCGCATGAAAAGTTATTTGATTCTTTGTTTTTGTAGGCTTATAACCTAGTTTTTTAATTGTGTTTATAATTTCTTCCCTGTATTTACTCCCTTCTGGCTCGCAGATGCCAATAATAGTTTCAGTTTTACATCTATAATCTCTTTGTATGAAGCCCTCGGAGATATACCACCCAATAAGAGTTAATAAATCATCACTGATATCCGGCTGACTAGCTGTAACATTATATTTCGCCTTTAAGGGAAATTTATACGAGCTTTTATTCAGCATGTCCTTAGCTTCTATATGTTGCCAATTGGTATATTTTCCCTTCGTGCTTCTTTTCTTCACTACCATTTTGTGATCAGGTGTCACTAGAAGATCTATATATCTCGAGCTAAAATGAATCATCTCTCCATCCCAATCCTTCGCTTCTATGTGGGTAATCGGCTTCGCTTCCAATTCCTCAGTCTCCTCATTTAATGAATAGACGAGATCACCTACACACAACTCATCAAAACGCTTTTCACCTGTCGGTGTTAGCACAGTAGTGTCATCAGAATAGCAGGTGTAGTCAGTTGCAATAGTCGGCACTCCAGCTGAAAGAGCCTCTCCCATGGTTAAGCCAAATCCCTCTCCGGCATGAGGTGAAACATGAATATCAAATGAACCAACTATTCTGGCGATATCTCCCCTCTTCAAGTCATCCGGATTAAATGGCCAGATGGTTTTATCGCTGATATTATACACATGCCTAATGAAATATTCTAAAGGCCAACCATAGGGGTCAGTCCATGACATTTGCATCCAAAGTCTTACATCATCTTTATCCTTAGCAAATTTAGCAAATGCTTCTATGAGTCTTAATGGTTGCTTTCTGGGCTGATTCCTATTATAGTCACCTACAACAAAATATCCTTGAAGTGATTCAGGTTTTTCTTCAGGTGTGAACGTATCGGTGTCAATAGCATGCCAGATATAGTCTACATCCAAATCAAAATAGTCTTTAAATATTCGCTTACCGTATTTTGACATAGCAACAACTTCATCTGCTGCATAGTACACATTGAGCCACTGAGGGATAGGTGGATCTCCATCCATTGGAGCATACATTAACCATTTGGTGATTGGTGGGTATCTCTCCCTGAATTCCTCAATCTTAGCTTCTATCTCAGTAAGGATTTCTTCTTTGCTTCTTAACCTTCTTGAAGGCATATCCAATGCAGTTACATTAATTTGTGTTGGAAATAACGTCTTTGGAACGTGCTGAACCATCTGAATATCATTAATGGTTAGTAATAAATCTGGTTGAAGTTCTTTTAATAGTTTAGGAAGAGACCTCTGACCAAACTCCGTATTAACATCTGGTGTTCTTGGGAAATTCTTATGCTGTATCACCTCTCTTTCTTCGCCTGCAAAATCTAAAAGAACTTTGACATCTCTAGTAGCTTGAATTCCTAAAATATGAACATCATATTCCTTTGCTAGACACCAAGCTATATTTGAAGCATTTACGCCAAAGCCTGTAGGAGCATCAAGTTTATCTGATATTATTAGAACTCTTTCACCACTCATGATAACTCCTCAATAAATTCAATATATCTATCTACCATTTTATCCCACGACAACCAACTTGGGTCAGGAACGTCAGTCAAATCTTCTTTCTTTACCGCATTAATGACATCCTCAGTGAAATCATCCACATCCAGTCTTCCTACTAGGACTTTATCTTGTTTTTTTATGAAATTATAATGTGGAGAATCCTTGACTATTAGCTTAGTGTATGAGCCATACATATCAGCAGCTATACCTGACTGTGACCCTTTATCGTTTATAGAGGTGTCATTCCAAGAGAATAGTAAATCACAAGCTTGCATACGCTTATTCAGCTCTTTCTCTGATAGGAAATCTGTATCTATTCTGAACTGATTAGCCTTACCACTACGTTTTACTATTTCTTGAATTTGTCTGAGTCTTCCTAAATCTCCAGCTTTCCAGAATGAAGTGATGAAGTATATAAACATTGAATCATCAATCTTTGGAAGAAGTGATTCAAGTATTACAGGGAGCTTTTTTCCAGTTCCTGTTATGAATCCAGCTGTTCCTATTATAGTTTTATCTACTGGAAGCTTTAGCTCTTTTCGGACTTTCTTCTTATCTAATCTCGGAAACACCAATGCTGGGTGTGGGATGATAGTATAAAGACCTTCCCATGGCTCACCAATTATCTGTGACTCATCGTGAAACACAACACCATCCAGAATAGGATAGAATTGGTCTATGTCTCTTGAATGATGAGCTGTAACAATCACAAGCGGCTCAATAAATTTCCTGACAAAATAGTTAAGTTTTTGTGGTGGTAATATTCCCGGCTCATATTGGATTAATATCGCATCAACATCCTTATGAGGCTTTTCTATGAAAATATGACTATCTATTCCTTTTTTCTTTAGTGCCTCATTTAGTCTAACAGAATACGTTCGGATACCACACCTAGCTGTAGTATATGAGCTACATTGAATCCCAATCTTCATGTCTTGATTATCTCCTATTTTTAATTTCATTCCAGCACTTCATACAAACAGGAACACCCTCGGTTAAAATCTTATACTCAATTTTGTCATTAGCTAATTTCTTCCGAGGGAATATTCTTGAGGATGTCCAGATAAAGAATACAGTATCGTTTTTACAATAATAACATCTAGACGACATTATGAGCAAGCCTCCGTTCATTCTCCCTGAAGATAATTTTAACTTCTGGGAACCCTTCTGATTCCAATCTCTTAAGAGCTTCCATCATACGCTCAGGATACGTCTGGCCTTTTGTCATAATTACATGAAATTTATTGCCCTTTCTGTATCTAAATGTCACTAGTTTATTTGGTAAAACCCAAACTACTGGCATTTCCTCCTCACATAAGACTTTTGCAAATGCCTCTCGTTCACGCTCATATACTAAACAAATATATGGCCTTCCGGGTTTTACCTCAACTTTTTCTTTCCTATCTACGAAGACTACCTTGCCGTTTGGAAGCTTCGACATGAGCTTCTTTGAACCATCAGGCTGAGGAACCCAACCGAATACAAGAGACCTCAAATCTGTAAAACGTTCGTCTTGAAGCTTCTTGATTTCATCTATAAATGCTTCAGGAGTCTTGCTTAAATCACCTCTTCTTAATACAGCTTCATCTACAGACATCTTCTTACTAGTCTTCATATTCTAACCTCCAAGAGGTTTTGAACATCATCAACATCTAACATCTTAGCAATCTTATTATAGACATTACTCTTTAGATAGGCTTCATAATCGATTTCATATCCTTCTGGAAACTCATCATTCATAAATGCTATTACTCCTGGCTTACCAGTAGATTTAAGTTTCTTAACTGGCAAGACATAAAATTTCTCTCCCTCTTTGACTTCTAAACCATACTCTTCTTTAGCATTTATTAATGCCTTAATATGATATGACTTCACTTTATATTTCTCTAGAGGCTTCTTCAGAGGTTTAGCTAATCCTAACTCAGATGGTCTAGCCTCTTTGATTCTTGATAGATGATCCGATAGCCATGCTAGAATTTCATCTTTAGATTTGCCATCCAAGAGCATCTTGATTATTGATTTCTCCAAATTCTTAACGTATTGAGGAGCATCGGACCTAACAAGATTCATACCTGTGACATGCCATTCTCCATTCTCGTCCTCCAACACATTTCTAGCTGCTGAGTGAATATATGCTCTTGGATAATAACCCTTAAATTCAAATCTTGGGGTATATAAATATCCATGCTCCTTAATATATTTTTCCACTATAGCATTAAGTAACTCTTCTAAGTCACTTATCGCGTCTGGATTACCAACAAAATAAATACTATCAGTATGAGCATAGATTACATTAAGACCAAGAGATTCCAATTTTTCCTTAGCTAGATTAATAATATTTCTAGCTGTTGCGGTAATAGCATCCGCTAACTCTTCATCGAATAGCCTTGAATGTTCATACCCGAATATACCATGACTGAAGGCAGCTGCTTGGGTCTTAAGAGCTAACTGCATTAGATTCAATCTATGTTGTTCAACATTGGATTTAGCAGCCTTAAGTTTAGCTTTTATTTGTTTACGCATCTCCAGAAGTTCTTTAAGAGCTTCTACGAAATAGGATTTATTGGTATTAAATCTCACTCCGTTGGGAGCTATTATAGAGCCCTTAGGGTCTTTAGTTTCAGGAGATGCATTGAGAGCCAATACTATAGACGGATACGCAGCAGATAAATCGAATGCTAATACATCTCTGTATACTCCTTTCTTACCGAATGGTTCTGCTGCTTTATATCCGGATTTCTTCCTGCTATAATTCCTAGATGGTAAGACAATGCCATGTTTATTATAGACCTCTAGAATAATAATGTCATTTACTGTTGATGTAATAATTGTGTCTTCTAATAGAGCGTTAATACTCCAAGCTAATACGGAGTGATACTCAATAGGAGATAATAGAGCCTCAATCTCCTCTGGAATAATAACATCAACTGTATTATATTCTAATAATTCATCTGCATCCATCTCATGAGGCTTCTTATCAATCTGACACTTCAGTAAACCACTGAGTTCCATACCAGCGGTTAATAAAGACCAACTAGATAGTTCCTTCCTCCATAACTTCTTAACAAGCTCTCTCATATCCAAGACTGCACAGAGATGACTGATTTTAGTTTCTGGAATTCTCTTAACGATATTAAGTTTCTTACCATCATACTGAACATACTTAAATTTTATAAGAGCTGATAGGATATCATCATTTATACTTTTACCAGCTTCTAAATCAGTTAACGATTTGTCGATTTCTTTAATAAGGGATTCTAATACTTCGATATCAAAAGATACATTCCATCCAGTAATCACATCAGCATTTACAATTTTTTCATATAAATCCAGAGCTAGCTCATATTGAGATTCTGACATGAATTTATTATTATGATAGAGTATACCTAAACCCAAGTCATTTATGCTGAACGATATTAGCTCCTTGGAAATTGGATATGCAGTTTCAACGTCTATAATGACTATTCTTGGTTTGATTGGCTCCTTAGCCTTAAGTAAATCAATAGCATCAATCATGAAGCGTCTTACAAAAGGAATATCTGCTTCAAATGGTATTTTAACACCTTGTTTCTCTGCTTGGACTCTCAAACGCTTAATGTATTCAGGAGGTAATCCTTCAATTTCAATCTTTTCTAGCTTATCTCCATATATGCTTCTGTGACAACCGTTTGAATCAATAGAATAGCAGTAAGGTCGGAATCCTAATATTTTCATTTTAAATTTGCCATAATTCTTAGCTCTTCCGATTAAGAATATAGTTGGAGTTAAATCTCCTTTCTTGAATTCATACCATCCTGTGTAGATTTGAATTTGCTTCCTCTTGAAATCTTCTGCTAGGTCTTTAGCTTTGAATGTAGCTATATATTCGCTCTCTACGAATTTGAATAAGCAGTCACAGTCTTTAAGTGTATGCGATTCTATTATCATTTTCCTGCTCCTCCTCGTTATCGGGTACAATTACTAGCTTAACTCCCAAATTTGATTCACGTAATGCATTATTAAGAAATCCAACCAGAGTTTCTAGTTCTTCAAGAGTTGCCTCTTCATCTATATCAGGATTGAACTCAAAATGATATTGCTCCTCTCTATATAGTCTTCTATAAAAGAGAAAGATTGCTATCAGGATTATTGCTGTGGACACTATTGATATCAAGATAGATGATGTATCCATTATATCACCTTTAAAACATCGTTCCAACACAACCGATATCAATATATTTGGAGCATTTTCTATCTTTCTTAGGGTTTTCTATTGGCTTATTATAAAATGTGCAGTATTCACCATCGAAATTTAGACAGTATTCACATTTCACCATTTTATTTCCTCCTAATATAATTAAGCCATTTCTGTCTTAGATTCTCCTTATCTTTATATGGACAATCCTTTAAGCAATACCCTAATTGTTTAATACTCTCACATGATAGTGGATAGTAGCCTCCATTAGCTATATGCTTAATCTGATAAAGAGTAATGCGTTCATTGAAATCAACCCATCCAAAGCTTCTAATTTCCTCTAAGATTTCCTTTGTTGTATAGCCTTCAGATAATCGATGAATGACATACGTGAATCTAATGAGTTGTGGTGGTTCTGGGTCATTCCTAATAATTTCCTCAACACAGGGATATGGGTGTCTGACTTTAATTTTGCTATTCACCCTCACTTCAGCATCAGGCAAACCATTTGTAATGAATTTATGTAAGTCTAGAGGCTGTCCTTTGCAAGACTTAATAGTGAATGCTAGTAAGCCGGTTTTAGGATGAAGGGTTCCTGGAATACGTATGAGTCTTCTAATATCACCAAAGAGCTGTCTGTCTACAAATTTGAGTCTCAAGAGTCTCGCTATAATATCATGAAACTTCCTTAGTTGACGTGATGAGTAGATATCGGGTTTGGTTTTAACAAGAACATGAAATCCTCTATTACCACTGAAATTCAAGGAAGTTTGAAAGCCAGATGACTTGAAGAAATCATAGACTCTGTTTGCTTCATTGTAGGCATTTTCTAAATTATCTTCCAATGAGTCAAAGTCAAATGGAACAAATAGAAGGAATGGCATACCATCTATGAAGGTTGATATAGATAAGCCACAATTATCAAGACCAGCATGCTCTGATATTAACTTCAATACCTCCTTCTTACTATAAACTCTGACTTGATTCCAGTAACCGAAGTATCTATAGCCTCCATAGAATTCATCTATGAAACTAGATACTCCTGTTCGTCGGTCTGACATAGACCTCTAGCCTCTTAAATAATTTTTCTAGAATTATAACATCTTTCTTATTATGGTCAAAGATGTATTTTAAAGCCTTTTCATCTCCAGTAAGAGCTTGTACCCATATCTTTCCATCGAGATGTGTCTTTCCTTTAATACCAAGTAGTCTGCAAGCATCCTCTAATCTATTCCTATGAAGTTTGAGTCTATTTCTAACCATATAGTAGCAATCCTTATGCTTAATATATCCATATTCTGGGAAATCCAGTCCCCAATATAAAGCTCTAGAACGTAGGAATTTCAAGTCAAACCGAGTACCATAGTAGGATACTAGTTCATCAAATCTCATCATGTCTTTAATACATTCCTTAACCAATTGCTTATCTAGTGTATTACTTCTTAATTCCTCTTTGGTTATATGCCTGCCGTATATCTTTCTCTTATCCTCTACTTTGATAGCGTATGATAGCAAAATACCAAAATCAGCATCTAGATTAGAAGTTTCAATATCTAGGAAGCCCCTCCTGACTGGATAACCCATCTCTTTTATGAAGCAGGCGGGGTGCTCATAGTAAAAATGGTAGTGCTTACATCTTCCAGTTAGAAATTTTTGAAGTTCTGCCTTAGTCATTTTAAATGGATTCACTGATGCCATCTTTATCACCTAATTGCCTCAAAAAATTAGAGATTGACTCTCGTTTCTTAAGCTGACTCTTGACTTCATCAAGGCATGATGAGCAAAGATGATACTCCTCATCTAGAAGTATCTCGCCCGAGAAGAAGCCAGTTGCTTCTACTTTGATAGAGCATGTTGGAATTGATATTTCCTCTCCGCATCTATCGCAGATATAAAGGCTCTTCCTCATTCTCTTTCCTCCATGAATTTATAAAGCCGGCTTATAATTGCAGTTATAACCTTAGTTGTTACGGCATTTCCAAGCATCTTATACCGCTGAGTATCCGAGATTTCTCTTATCTCCCAAGTCTTCTTTTTCTCATTATAGAATTTTCCATACTTTGTCCAGTTATCAGGGAAGCCTTGTAGTCTCTCACACTCTACGGGGGTTAGTCTTCTAACTGTCTTTGACGCTATCTCAATAGCCTGAGTATTACCAACATCTAGGCAATATGTTATTTCATCATATCTCATTAAATGCCCACTTCCTCCATGACTATATTTGAGAGAAGGTCTGTTTGGACTCCTTGGCTGTAGGGAGTGAACAATAATATTTCTTCTACATCTTTCGAAATACTCTCTTGGCATTATTCCTTTGTACATATTTGCATCTAAGCATCTCGCAGCTTCTTTTGAATGAACTCTCTTATTCTCTTCTGCATCTTCTCTGAAAGGTAATATTTCTGGTCTGGGTTTTCCTCTAAGATTTCCGATAATGAACACTCTCTCCCTGTTCTGGGGAACTCCAAAAAATCTGCTGTTAAGAACCATCCATTGATATTCATACCCCAAGTCTTCCAAGACTTCAAGGATGACTTTATAAGTTTGCCCTTTTTGGTGACTGAGTAAACCTCTGACGTTTTCGAGGATAAAATACGAAGGTTTTTTAGCTTCAAGTATTCTTGCAATCTCAAAAAACAGTGTGCCTCTGGTATCTTCGAAACCTCTCCTCTTTCCAGCAATGCTGAATGCTTGACAAGGAAATCCTGCACAGAGGAGATTATGTCTTGGAATGTTATCTGTTGATGCTTGTCTAATGTCAGTTGGATGATATTCTGTTTTGAAGTTGTAGTTGAAGACTGCTGTAGCATACTTGTCGATGTCATAGTATCCTGCAAGTTTATAACTTTCTTTTCCGATTGCTTTTTCAATTCCATAAGAGAATCCTCCTATTCCACCAAATAGCTCTAAACAGCTAATTAATACCATTTTGACCACTCCATTTCTTAGCCCAGAGATATCCTTTGCCTTTGCAATACTGGCAGCTTCTTAGTTCTTTATTATCTTTAATATAGCCTCTACCAGAGCATCCAAGGCATACTATCTTTATGTATTCCTCTGACTCTTCAAACTCTAATTCCTGAAGTCTGTTATATTCCTCAACAAGATTATTGATTTCTTCCTGCCTTTGTTTTATTTGCTCCTCTATTTTTTTCTTTCTCTCTTTTATAGTCATAATTCCATACCTCAACAATTTGTTTTGCTAATTTCTTACCAATACCAGAAGTCTCAACTAGATCTTTCTCTGTGGCTAATACAACCCCTAGGATTCCATTGAATTTCTCCAAAAGATTTTGAGCTTTCTTTATGGATATTCCTGGAATCTGAGCTAGCATGTTTTCCTGAATCTCTCCTAGAGTAGTAGGTTTTCTCTGAACAAAGATTGGTCTACTAGAGGTTCCTTCTTTGTTAACAGCATAATAAATGGATTCCAATAGCTCTATAAACTCTTCTCTTGAATCCACTTTTATAACGGGTATCTTAAATTTAACTGCAACTGTGAAGAGAAACCCATAAAGACTTTTGTGAATATGTTTGTTTTCATTGAAGTACATATCACGCCAGAGATTAGTATTCTCAATTACTAAGATTGGATGTGGAGCTTGAGCTAAATTTGACAGCTGGTTGAAAATTCGTTTTGACGTGAGGGAGGGTATTAGGTCATGAGATTTTCTTTCTATTACAACATCCCCAATAACATAATCACCAACTTGAAGAAATTGTTTTTTATAAGGCACATGTAATCTCTTTACAATTGAATCAGGCTCTCTTACATCAGCTATAATTTCCATGGCTATAGATAAAGAAGTTTGAAACACATCTCCAACTTATTGGTTAGGTCTTCAATATTAAGTGAGTCATTATTAGATACATAAGATACTAATATAAGTGAGAGTGGCTCTAAACTGTATGCATAAGTTGCTCGTCCCTCTTCTAAGAGGATTTCCATGCGACCTCCAGGAAATACTGGAACTCTCTCGATGGTTATGCTTTTAATATCCGTGAATAACTTTAATGAGTGATACAAATCGCTGATATCCGGATGGTTATAGATTCTATCGCTCATAAATCAACAAACCCAAAGTCTTTCTTTAATCTAATATCAAACAGCTGACCATCAGCTACATTGAACGGATGTCTTATGAGCCTTACTCTCCTAGCTTCTAATTCGAAGCCTTGGAATTTATCCTTCTTGATTTTTGAGGTTGATGGCAATAGCTGTATAGCATATTTTGAGTTATACAGGACAGGAGAGCCTCCATACATCTTCCCTAAGTCTTTACCGAATGGCATAACAGGATTTGTAGATGTGTGATGGTTCACTACTATAGCTAGATTGTATGTTTTAGCAAACTGATAAAGTTTCCCATAAAGTCTCTGGATGATTGCTGCTCTAGCTGGTAGATTCTGAGTTTCAGAGCCAACACTCTCTTTAATAGGAGTAGTAATGGAATCAATGAGTATGAATGATGACTCAGATAGTAGTTTCTCATTAAGCTGTGGCTTAATCTGAGCGAATGATGTAGAGAATTTACCGCCATTAGACATATCCAGTTTTAAATCATAACCAAACAGCCTCATGAGTTTTTGAATTCCGAATTCCTTAGTATCACCAAGAGGCTGGTAGTAGACTATCTTATCCATGAAATTATCTAGACCGTATCTGGGAGCAAATCTCTTTAGGATAGCCTTCTGGTCATCGATTGCTTCACCTTCTGTCTCTATGATGATGGATTTCTTTCCTGTCTCTTTGATATTAGCCAGAGCCAGCTGTAATCCTAGTTTTGTCTTTCCAATATTTGGCTCTGATGTCACTGAAGTAACCATTCCATAAGGAAAACCACCGCCTAATAGAGTATCAATAGTTGTACAGCCACTTTTTAACATCTTCATACTTCTAACCTCCATCAGCTTCTTAAAATCAATCCTATCCAGATTGGATAGAATAAACTTGATGTGCTTACAAACTTCTTTTTTATACACATGCCTAGGACAGTCACATAGAGTAGCTCCAGTATCACCATCTAACTCTACACAATACTCCTTACCACTATCACCCTCTATGATGAATCTTGCAATATGATCATTGTCTAAAGACTGTTCTATAATTCTCATAGTGCTTGAGTTAAATCATCCAAGAGTTTATAGACATTACCACCGCCTATATGGCCACCCATGAATCCTGGATGACCGCTAAACTCAATGTAGTTGAGAGAGTTGAGCTTCTCTTTCAGATATAAAGCTAAATCTCCTCTAACAGATACGCTTCTATCATTCTTATTAATGACTATGGTTGTAGATGCTCCAGATTTATCTAAGATCGTAGCAATGTATCCAGTCAGCTTAAACTCAGTATTAATAACCGCTACATTAACCTCCTTAATTGAATAAACCTCACAGGAATTAAGCACTCTCTTAACCTCATCCTTGAGTATCGATTTAGCTGATATTACATCTTCATTCTCATGAATATCTAAAGGTCTCTCCGATAGAATCATTAACTGTAATGCTTCATTAATTTTTCTTATCCTAAGCAGAGCATTGATATCAGATGATAGCATTCGATACAATGGATAGTAATGAACATTGACATCCCATTTAGAGGAAATAGATGTCTTAACATTCATTCTAAGTTGGGGGTCAGATTCTATTATTTCGCTGGTTAAGAGATGAAGAGCTGCATCACCACCTAAACCTATTACAGCTTTCCAGTATTGAGTTTTTGGGATATGTTCTTTAAAAGTATTAAAAGCTATCATAGTAGCAGGGACATCATCCCATATCAGCGTATAATTTCTTTCGTCAGGATGATCTAGGTGATGGTCTATAACAACTCCCTCTATATCAGGACTTTCTGGTCTCATATCAACCATGTAGTCTCCCTTAGACCAATCGCTTATATCCCCAAATTTAGTCTTCACTAAAATCTTCTCTGGATTAATAGCAAAAGAAGTAAAGAGGGCGGATGTAAGCCCATCAGCATCGTCGTGACAGTGTATCTTCATAATACCTTGACCTCTGATTTGTCTTCTGTGGTATACTCTATCACTTTGGCATTCACTAAATCATCTAAAACTGCTCTAACCTTCTCCTTCTCCAGTTTGTTGCCAGTAGCGTATGATTTTATTGTTATAGCGGTTACAAACTCATCCGTAGACACTGGGTTTTTGAAATACTCCGGAGATGCTTCCTTAATAGCACTGATTACTTCTTTGATAGCCTCGATAATGCTAGAGCTATCTGCTGATTGATTGTCCTTACCTAGATAGACAACATTCCAAGTATTTCCTTGTCTACTAATCTTCCATCTTGTGCCTGGAATATCCTCTGGTGATATATCATTGTCTACCGCTATCTCGAATATCCTGAGTAGCAGTGGTGACCTTTCCCCACCAAGACTGTATATGACTTTCCTACCATTTATTTCTGCTTCTATTTCATGTTTTGTCCATTCAGCTTGAGGATTCCATACTCTTCCAGATAAATCAGTATCACCTGGTTCCACAGCCTGAATATGTCCTAGAAATTTCACTTCTAGCTCTCCATCTTCTTCCTTCTGAATAAAGTTTCTTGGCACCTTGTTCAGATACTCTTTAAAATCTTTTGCTGTTAATATTTTTGCCATATTTTACCTCCTTTCTAGCTAATATAGCTAGTCTAAAACATCACTCCCTATAAAGGATAGGGATTCCTAACAAAATTAGTATTTCTGCAAAGAATACACCTATTAAGAATGCTGGTATCATTTCTATGGAGAGATAAAAGCCAATGAGAAGTCCAGATGTTATAACAGCAAGTGAAAGTAGAATACCTATAGATATAGGGAGAACTCCTTTATAGATTGCTACTACTAGAGGATATATGATAGCCGTAACTAACAGGATTATTAAACCAGTTATGAATTCAGCTACCATTTACATCTCTCCAATAATAATCCTGAGCAAACCATTTAACTTTCTCATGTTCCTGATAGATTTTCACTGGCTCTACATTCAAAACATCAGCTAGCTCATCTACATTATACTTATATTTATGATGGTCTAATACCTCCTTAAATACTGCACCTGCAAGAATATCAGGATTTTTTGTAGAGTTAACCATATCTGATTCAGCATAGAGATTTAGCAGTGTATAAGCATCCAGCTTTATAATCTCGCTATGAATGTCAAAGCGGGAGAAGAGAATATCTAATAGAATCTTAGCTTCTGATGAATTTTTGTAATGACATTTCTCTGCAAAGAGAGAATGTAGTATCCTTAGAATTAGTCTGTGTTTCTTAATGAGAGTAGCTAATTCCTCTTTCGTTAGTCCCTCATAGTCTTTACGTGATATCATTCTATCTCCTGAGTCTCTATCATATCATCATACATCTTTACAGTAAATCGTTTTTCAGAACCATCGGGATTCCTCACTATTACTTCATTTCCATTCATGAATACCTCTGACTCATATCTGACCCTAGTGAGTGTTTCTCTAAGCTTTATTTCCTCAGTAATCATCTTAAGTCTCTGTTGCATTCTTCTATATTCCATGGGATTTTCTGAGATTCTGTGATTTCGTCTGTATTCAGCCAAATCCTTAATATATTTAGATTTCAGGAATTTCAGCCCTGATATATCTGTATCGGCTAATAGCTGGTCAAAACGATATTGAGAATTTCTTCCTTTTGTCAAAATTACCACTCCCTTATAAATTTTATACCAGCATAAAAGAAGAGGAATGATAGAATGAATAGTAAGCCAATTGTAATTCCTACTCCGAAATCTAGATATAAAGAACCAAAGAAATATTCTACGATATAAATGGCTAGACACACTGCTATCGTCATCAAATAACATAACAATAACGCTGGAATAGTTAATTTACGAAAAGCATGAAATACGGTTGCAAAATGAACCATCGCTAGTAGAATTCCTAGTGAAAAGAGCAGATATGATGATGGAATCATAAAAAACACCTTCTCTCATTTGTATACTATATAGTAATACCGAGTTTAAATATTTTTCGGTTAAGCAGTAAAAGAAAAGTTTTGTATGATAGATATAAAACTATTGAGAACTGTATGCATAAAGCAATTGATTCATCTATCCAAGCTGGTATTAATTCTCGCTGTCCTTTATGACTAACCAATCCTAATGCTTGATGCCTGAATGCTTCATAATCAAAAACATGATATTCTGTAGGAGTTAAGCCGGGGTCTATCTCAGCGTTTATCCAGTGAATAGCCTCATGAAGAGGAGTTGTTAGAAGAGTGTAAACCGTAACTATCAAAGAAATTATCAAGATACTCTTCGGGGTCATCTTCATCATCAACCACCTCGATAGTTATGCCATGCTTCTCTAATATTTTAGCTAATTCACTATTAGTCATGAAGCCATCATATTGTCCTCCTCGTTTCTCCTCTATTATCAAATATTTGTCGTCTATAACATCAAGGAATTTCTCTACTTTCCCCACATAAACTCGGAATGTCCCCCATCGGTATCTTATATAAACCCATTCATCATTCTCTGTTTTTCCTTCCCATTGACTTGGACATGCCCAACAGGTTCTTTTCAATTTAAAGTGCAATATCTCACCTCCTTTCATAATTTTTCTAGCCTTCTTATTGTTAATAAAGCTAGAGCATTCTCTATTATTTTCTTAAGTATGCTTAGGTTTAATTTCTTTAGCTTAATTTCATTGGCTACATTGACACTGTTCTTATTATCTCTCTCCAGAACTTTTATAGTAAAGTTAGGGCCATCAGAGAATATCATGACCTGTAAATCATTTTTTGTTCTAAAAGTGAAACCAGAATTATTGAGATACTCAAGAGCAGTTACTGGGATTTCCTTTGAGTATACTATCTCATAAGCTAATTTCTGCACAGGAGTTAGTTGCATTTTCTATCCCTCCTTATTCTATAATTACATTCTTTTATCTCCCTTATATGCTTCCTATAATACCAACAATATGGATATATGGTGACTCTATGACCTAGCCATCTACAACCCTTACAATCTATAAAACGCATAGAAATGGCTTACCTCCATTCATTTCGTAACAGAGTCACAGAGTCAAAATCATGGTTTCTGACTAGTGATAATGTTGCATAAGACAGAGTTATTCATTTCAATTATGCTCTATAAATATGCTGTTTATGTCTAAGATTTGCTCATATAATTTACCTAGTGTTACGAAATGCGAATCATGAATGGTATAAGTCTTGTAATTTGAATTTCGTAACACTATAACTTTGCATCTAGAATAAGCTTATCTATTGCATTCTCTAATGGCTCTGGAAGATTAAGATTCCAACCTTGAGTTTCTTTAGCCCATTCTAAGAATTCCACCAGCTTCTTCTTTGTAGGGAAATTCATGCAAAACATAGTCACACCAAATGTCTCTAAGCCTAGCTCAACAAATGTCTCGAAACCTAGCTCAAAACCTCTAGAATGAATGATTAAGATTATATTGTATTCCTCACCAGCGTTATTTGTGAAGGTTCCAAGCTTATAAGTTGCACCTTCATAACAGTTGTTTTTCTTAATTATCATACTAATCTCCCAAGTAGCCATCATAACTTTGCTTCTAGCTCCATTGCAATTAGAAAGGCCTCTAGGTCTGGAATTTCCCATTTAATTACAATGTCTGTATACTTCTCCAGTTTAGATAGACAGTCAATGACTTGGCTCCTTGTTAATTTATTTGAGAAATGCTTATATAAATACTTACCAGAATCATCTTTGACTGGAAAGGCAATGAGATATCTAGGAAGAGAACTCCAACCAGCTGAGGGATAACGACCATCCATTGAGTATACTTGAACCTCGTAAGGAAACTCAAATTCTATATTAAATTTTACTTGATTCTTCTTAGTTAAGAGAGCTTCTAAGTATAATGGATAGTATTTATTTTTATATTTCTTAGAGTAGAGCCTAGCGATTATCTGATAGCGATAGATTCCAGAGCTGGACATACTATCATCCTTTACAGTAATGCTTCTAATAGAAACCTATCGATTACTTCATCTAGGTTATCAATGATATCAGCATGAGCTTCTCTTTTGAGAGTTTCACATATCGCTATTACCTCCCTTTTATCAAGAGGTCTGGCTACATATGAATAAATACCTTCACTTGCAAAGAGTGTGGGATATCGCCTGAAATGAATGAATTTCCTCCTCACATCGAGAAAGAAATATAAAACCAATTTTTCCTCGTCTGTCATGCCCAAATACAAATTTGAACCGTGAATACATCCGATGACTATCTTATGCTTCATGATATCACTTATAATTTAGCTTCTAATATAGCTATGGTTAAAATATATTCTAGATTTTCAACTGGCTTAAATTTAATAAAATCATTGGTTTCTAGGAGACATTGAATGTAATTCTGTAACTTTCTCGGTGTAGGAAATTCATAAATATTTATAACCCATGGATAAATTCCTTCAGTCTCGACAGTAATCGATGATGAGTTACATTCAGTTCTCATAAATACCTTAGTATGCTCACCACTAATCGTATTTACCTTATAACCAATGAGATGCTTCATGTTAATCAACCTTCCATTGATAAACTATGAATAATTTAGTAATCACGACCTAACCAAAAAAAGCTATAGTAGAGTCTCCAGAAGGAATTTATCTAGGAATTCATCTAAATCATCGATGATTTTGGCGGAATAGTTATATTTCAAATATTCACAAACATCTAAAACTTGTTGCTTTGTCAGAGGTTTTGAGGTGTATTGCAATATTGATAACCCAGGATAATGCCCACCTATGATTTCTTTTGTGAAGTGCTCGACGTTCAACTTATCGAGCAAATAAAAATATAGTCTAAATTTCTTATCTGAATCAATTGTTAGGTAGATTCTGGAGTCATAAATCCATCCTATAGTTTGGGTCATCTTGCATAACCTCACCGAGGTTTAATTTTGAGAATCTTCTCTCTTAGCTCATTTAACTCATCGTAGATATTGTAGATAGACTCCCAAATCTTTTCTAAATCATCTTCTTTCATTTATCCATCGCCTCTATAATTTATATTTTAGCTTCAGAATATCGAGGATATCTTCATAGGAGTATTTGAGGTTATAACCTTGCTCTTCTAGTTTCATTAAATAGAATGGCAAACCAGAGCTACCATTCTTTAGTTTTATGAAATCTGAGAATGATCTATAGATATTTCGCTTACTATCCCAGATGAATGGGCTATTCAACTTCTTTGGGCGTTTAATTTCTAGATAATAGACTATCGTATTCTGAATTACCTGAATAACATGAAGATAAACGCCATCACCTAAATAGATTTTGTCATCAACCATCATAATGCTACTTCCAATAATAAACTCATGAGCTTCCTTTCAGCATCCTCTCTTAGAGCAAACTCCACATTATTGATTCTGTCACCGATATGTTTCAAACTCTCTTTTATATCCTCAATGTCTCCTTCGATATAATACATATATTTCCAATAAGTTTGGAGTTTTGTTCCAACCCTATATCCTTTCTGGGTGACATACCAGTTATAATCTGGATGGTTTCTAAGTACTGGTATATAGTCTATTAAATCAGGATAGTCATAAGTAAAGAATAACATAATTCTAAATCGCTGAGATGGTTGTAGTCGAAATGCTTGTGCCCATAAAGGAGTGGTTCTTTTTACAACACCATGAATGGTTACCGTTCCTATCTTTAACCTCTTAGCCATGAGAAACCCTCTTCTCAGAATAATACATCAATGTTTTCTATTTCATCAACTGGAAATGCACCTCTCCACTCTAGATTCTTGTATACTAAAAGATACAAGCCATCCTTGGAAAGTTGAAACTGATTGAATTCTATTAAACCAGAAATTAGCTTTCCTTTCTTAGTCTTATATTCTATTTCAATACCATAGAGCATATCTCCATTTTCATCTCCTATTTGCTCTATTTTCATAACATCCCTCCTTTTCTGGATTATGGTATATCTCATAATAGCTTCGAATGTCTCTCTCTAAACTATTTCTTCCATATTTTAATTTGCTCTTAATCCAAATACGTTCTTGAATCAGAGCTGGGTTAACATGAAGACTATTTGCTATTTCTCTAATAATCGCCTTAATCTGCTTCTTATTTTTTATATTAAATTCATTACGGAAATATCGCTGTATCCAAATATCAACGACAATATCTTGCTTACCTGTTAGAACATTAAAGAATGAGTTGATTTTATCTCCTTTAGGAAATTCATGTGTTTTAAGATATTCCTTGAGTTTCCTCTTCACTAGATTTAAACAGGGAAGCTGGTCGATAAAAGAAGAGTCATCAGATTTATTGAGATTGTTCAAAATAAGAAGGGAGAGATAGAGATTTTTTCTTACTGAAGTTCTTATAGAAGTGATAGCGATAATACCAGCGATTAGCTCTTCCTTTAACCTAAACATCTCTGATAGCTCTTTAATTAACTTTCTTGAATTGCTATACCATTGACTCTTGATGTCCTTAATATCCTCCTTTATCTTTTCGATGATAGCATTCATAGAAATCGCCAGGATTATAGATATGGAAGGATTTCTCTTTTAGCATATTCAAAGAATTCCTTATTCTCTACTATATGCTTCATGAATGAGCTTGGATTTTTAGCTCTTATACCTCTTAGAAGTAGAATGCTAAATTCTTTTGGCTGGAGATTAGATGCCATTTCAAGGACTTTTTTAAGAGTCTTGGTATCCTTTCTCTGCTTTCCATACCAGTCTAGAATTAGGGAAATCAATGCGTATTTCAAGTGAACCTCTTCATCTGGTATTTCTTTTATTTTCTCAGGATTCTCTAGGATTTCTTGGAAATTGATACTCTTTTTAAGTTTAAGGAATGCTACAAACTCTGAGGCTACTTCAGTGCCAACAGCTAGTGCTGTTCTTCTCTCTATCTCCTCTAGATCCTCAGTGTCTTTAATTAGTTTGCCCCACCATTCACAGCTTCTAGGAGTTGGAAATGCTTCATCTCCAGCTCTCTCAGATACCTTATATAGAAAAGCAGGTCTATTCTGAAGGAATACTACCACTCTATCATCGATATCCTGGTTTTCAAAAGCCCATTTTGACCAATCATCAACAGATGGAATCTCTAGTTCAACATGAAGGAATCTATTTTGTAATGGTTTAGCTAGTTCATAAACATTGCCTCTATCTTCAGTTCTGTTACCAGCTCCAATAACAACAACCTTATCACTTATAGGAGTGTCTGAAATACAACGGTCATGAATTATTTGATAAGCTGAAGCCTGAATGCTCGGTGGAGCTAGATTTAATTCATCAAAGAATATCATTCCAGCTATATTTGGTAGCGAAAAGAGTTTAACCCATGTAGGAATCTTCCAGTCAACAGTCTCCTTTCCATTAATAGAGGGAAGTCCTCTTAAATCCGATGGGTCAAATTGAGATAATCGAATGTCATAGTATAGAAATGCTTTTGAAGGATTGTTCTCTATCTCAGCTATATCCTCTTTTGTAAGTTTGGTGAAGTCATAAAATTTTCTCCCTTCCTCTTTAGCCATTTCCTCAGCAGTTTGTTTCACTGTATAGGATTTTCCTATTCCAATACCACCCCAAATAAATAGGCTTCTCTTTTGCTCTCTTGCTAAATGTATCACCTGCTTCAAATACTTATGATTAACACATAATTTCATATTTCCTTACCTCCTTATTCACTTTCATATAATATCCAATTTCCCATAAGCCATTCATCCTCTGGTCGTAAGCCACCACCAAAGGATTCCACTTTGTCTATGAAAGTATGGTTGATTCTATCGCTAGCTCTATTCCAAAGAATTGCCATTCCACAAATCTGATTATTCACAATTCCTACGACTACTAATTGTGCATGTCTCTTAAGATACTTAACTACATCCCTTGTAAATTTATTGCCAACTAGACCACATGAGGTTCCAAATTTTAGTAGCTCTTCAAATTCAGATTTTTTGAAAAAGTCTTGATTTTGTAGTCATCTATCCACTCTCCTATAGTGTTTAGATAGCCAATGATTTTATTCGGGATTTTTATTTCATCTCCGGTCATAATATATCACCTCTCCAAACGGTGGAAGAAACTCCTTATTTATTTTTTCAGAGAGAACCCAGATGGTTGGGATACTACAATTTTTCGGATAGTTAGTGTACCCATCAGTGAATGCTACTACTACTCTAGCTTTTCTAAGATTCTGTTCAATATATTTAAAGATTGGTTCATGATCGGTTCCTCCACCACCAACTGGAGCTTCTCTTAGTATTTCATGTGGTTGAGAATAAGCTTTAAACTCTTTTACTTTTTGAACTTTAGCGTCTCCGTATATGACTGTTAAATTGGTTTTGTAGCTTCTTAGAATACCTAAAAGCTCGGATAGGAAGTCAGTTAACGTATCTTCAGTTATTGAACCTGAAGTATCTATCGTTACGATGACATCCAAGTTCTCTTTTAAAACACTAGGAAGATATGTTTTCAGAGTATAGCTTTTTTTAGATGGTCTGATATAAGTATAATCAACTGGAAGGGTCTTGGAAATATATTTAGCTAGAAGAATATTCCAAGGGAGTTTGGGATTATGTAATTCAGAGAATAACCTCTCTATACCACCAGGAAGTTCACCTCTTTGTTTAGCGTATTCAATAGCTTCAGCAAATATCTTTTTCCAATCAGGAGGTTTTCTATTTCCTTCTTTACCCCTAGCTGAAGCTCCTTGTTTCTCTTCTATATGTTTGTCAAACTGATAGGAAGATATGCTTTTCTTCCCTACATGTTCTTTAAGGAGTTTCAATAGCTCTTCATAAATTTCCTCTGCTGGTTTGTTCTTGAAACTAACCTGAGTGATACCAAACAAATCTATTTTGCCGTAATGGTTTGGCTTGAATGTATTTTCAGGAAGATTAAATTTTAAATCATCAATTACGATATAGTTAACAGCTATATCAGTAGCTATATTCCAAAGAGTAGGATTCCTACCACCTCTCCTCCTAAGATGTTCTAAACATAAATGAAGAACCTCATGAGCCATGGTTCCTATTAACTCTCTGTTGCTGAGATTATTTATGAAGTCTGGATTATAATATAGATAGCCATCTTCATCTACTCCAGCGGTTTTAACCCTTATGTCCTCTTTAGGAATCAGATGCATTATCAGATAAGATAGGAATGGCTGATCTTTTTGTAATGACACTCTAGCTTTTGTAATTTTAAGTTTAGCTTCTTCGTTCATAAAGAAGACAACCCCCTAATCAGTTTTATATAATCAGCAACAACTTTCATCTCTTCTGACTCTATGATTCTATTGTATTCCGCAAATTTTTCTTTAATCGCTGGAAGAAATTTTTCTCTAAGAGCGGTTTCCACCTCAGGCAAAAATTCAAAATAAGAGATGGTATCAGTAAGCTTCACAAAATCAACGCTCTCGTAACCATTAGCTTTTTCAATGTACATCCTATAACGCCCTAAACTGCTATGATACCTCATGGAGATTATTATTTTAGTTCTCTCAATAATATTATGTTCCAGTTTATAACGGGGATATTCAGCTGTTTCATATTTAATTATGTTCTCCATTAACGAACAGGGAATAATCCGTATTAAATCATTGATGGCCTTAGCTAATTCTTTCTTGTTTCTTGTAGCATATTCTCTCAAATCAACTTGTTTTAATATTGGAAGATATGTTTTTATATTTAAACTCATACCCCTTGAGCGTCCTAGCTTATATTTGTTATAATCATAAACATAGTGTTTACGAATACCATTCTTAGAAATTACTAATACCTCTTTACACCATGATGATACCTGATTCATTGTGGCTACTATCTTTCTTTTAGTAGTTAAAAGAGCAACTGCTTCTTGGATAATCTCGTCAATAGCATCCATTTTAATTCTATCACCAGTGAGATAAATTTCCTCTTCTAATTCAATTATTCTTTTTCTAATAGGATTATTTTCTATTTCGTTTAAGAATTCTCTAACATTTATCATCTACACCACCTACTCAACATATCCTACTTCTAGATAATCTTCATCTCTATCATCCCATCCTATTGCTTTTAGGAAATCTAGCGGTAATCTAAATTTACCTAAGAGCATCCAGTATTCACTAAATCCTGAAATACCAGAGAACCTAAGCTCTTTCTCTGAGAAGATAAATCCATCTCCATATCCACCTTGCCATCGATATACATATACTTCAATGTATTCTTCGTTCATCTAAAATCACCTCAAATCGACAAGGATAGTTAAGTTTTTTCAAAAGGCACTGATGGTTCTTTTTATCGAAGAAGTCACAATATCGACAAACACCAGCCTTAGATTTTGTTTTAATTTTTATTTTCATTACTACCACTCTCCATAAATACATCCCAATATTCCAAAGATATCCATCTTTTATCACCCTCTTTTTATATTAGGATTTCTTCAGCCATTTCCTTGCTGTTTCTTGTTTTTGTTTCTTAAGAGGTTTGAAGAAATCTCTATAGAAGATTTTATAGCATTTTTTACAAAAAATAAAGTTCTAATTCTTCAACACTTGGATATATGTGGATTATAACATGACTGTGCGGTATATCCATAACTTCCTTGCAAAAATCACACACGTAAAGCTCCATGTTTATCATCTCCTAAAGATTCTCTCTAGCTTCGAACCTTTGGAATTATATTTCATACTGACTTCTTTCACGCCTCTAATATCCTGTACCTGCTTAGCTATATCCAGAGCATGTTTATAATCAACTTCTAAAACTATTTTCATCTTTCCTCACCCTTTATAACTGGCTTAAGATAAAGAATATAATGCTAATTATCCATATTATCACCTATTACTTCCGCTTTTATTTAACTATCTGATATTTTTAGAATTTAAATTTAAATTTAGTTAAACCCTCTTTGTTTATAACTCTCTCCAGATTCTCGATTTCCCACTCCTCAAGTTTTCTTAATGCTTTTTCATATTGAGATAATAGATGTTCTTTTCTCTGTTGTTTAATGCTTTTTGCTTTCTGATCAGCTTCCTTCCAAATCTTATGCAATACCTCGTAAAGATTCTCAATACGGAAATAAACTGCTATTTCCTTTTTTCTGTCCCATGTTGAAAGAGTATCCACAGAGACTATTTTATTGACTGCTGTATCTCCATATTTGCGTAAATATCTTATAACGGCTTCTTTTCTCTTCTCATAACATTCATTGTATATTTTATCTATTTCGTCTTCAATTTTCTTTTTAGCTCTTTCGAATTCCAAATTTATTTTTCTCTCATATATTTTCCTAAGAGCCTTCACATCTTTAATGCTCGCCATGACACGAACCTCCTTAATTCAATTTGAATATCTCTACTGCTTGTTCATAAGGAATAGCAAAGCTCTTAGCTATAATAGTTCCCTTGTTTGTCTCTACTTTCTTTCTAAGAGTAATCAACAAGCTACTTCCTTTCTGAGTCTTCATTTTTGTCTTTACTAGCTCAATAGAAGTCTTATTTCCTGTCTTCAGTGTTTTAATAGTTTCAATATCTTCATAGATTGGTTTTGGTCTTTCTTTCCTAAGAGCTAATAGTCCCTGCTCAGTATATACATATTTCCTTCCACCTTTTTCAACTATTTGACCTAGTCTATATTCTTCTACCATTTTTCTTTACCTCCTATATTTCTTTTAGGAAGCTTTGGGATTTCAACCCATTGCTTCCATATTAACAAAAAAGAAAAAGAATCAGAGGACAGGAAAGAATCATCCCATCCTCTGGGTATTAAAGAGAGTATCTTCTGGGTTAGAAGCTCAACAGATATCTCTTCTTCTCCTGAAAAGCTGAGTGTCAGTTTTACCTCCTCCACTAAGAGGTAATAATCTTACTAGTGGAATAGAAGAAAACTATCTTCTACTGGAGCTAGTGTGGATCACTAACTCCAACCATATACGGCAGAATGAAGTCATGGTATATAAACCTTACGATAGCCCTCCAAGGAAATTGCCGAAAGGTTTATAAGCCTATCGGTTTAACAGTTGTGATTGCCTTTTATTATATTCAAAGAAAATAAAAACAATACTCTTAGTTAGAAGTTATCCAAAAAAAAAAAAAAAAAAAAAAAAAAAAAAAAAGAAAAGAGAAAAAATAAATTAAAATTTTTTTATATGGAATTAAAAAAAAAAATTATTTTTATAATTGAATTTTTTCTTATGAAAAT